GTGATCACCTGTTTTGTAGGCTGTTTAAAACTGACATTGTAAAGTAAACCATCCCAACGACATTATTTTTTTCGTTCAGATAAGGGCTTCCTGGCTGTCATAATGTCCGCTTCTGGCACATAGCAGCCCTAGAAATGGTGGCGTATAGTCATAGATGGTCGGTGGGAGGTGGTGCAAATCCTCTCATGCAAAAAAATACGTAAAATCTATAATGGCTGGAAATCATTCCATACTCGCACTATCGATAGCTCACCAGCCAGCCGCAGTATTCCGCCATGACAAGTTGCTGCGACTTTTTATGTTGAACGGATAAATACCCAGACCAGCAGACACGCCACCACCGGCACAGAAAAATCCATCAGGCTTGCTACATCCCACGCGCGTGGATCAAAACCGCCCCACCACGGCATATTCATACGCTTGCCGTGCCCGAACATTTCAATCCAGCGATATTCTGCCTGGGTGTGTTCACGCGCAATGAAGAACGTACAACCGGCTATAGCTCCGTAAGCCCAGTTTCCGGTAAAAAGGCCAATCAGTACCTGCGCAGCCACAGCACAAAGTGCATGAAGGAAAGGTGTTATATCCATTTTCATCCTACCCAATAAAACGGGGCGCTCGGCCCCTTAATATTATTTAGACACAAGCGTCGCCTCAATTGCAGATAATCTTTGTCTTAATTCTGCGTTTTCTTCTTCCAGTGCTGTTATTCTGTCGTCTGACTCTCTGGCTACCTGAACAAGCAAGCCAGTAACACCAGAATAATCTACAGTGTAATACCGTTCACCTTCTTCTCCATCTAATCCACTCCCACCGTCTGGATATTTCATCATAGACCCTACGGCTTCGGGGATGGCTTCCAGGGCTTCTTGTGCAATAACACCAGCGTAAGGCATACCGTTTTCTTTAAGCGTGTATGTATAGCCGTTCATTTTACGAATGCGGTCGGTTGCATTATCGATCACCTGAATATTGTCTTTCAGATCCCGGTCAGAGCCTTGATTAAATGCACTTGCATTACACGCGCCGTTAACCGTTAATTCGTAGGTATTGCTGGTAGTTTTCTGTGCGTAGAACATATACAGAGCCTCATCTACGCCAACTTCATAAACAACCGGGCGGCTAGAATTGCCCCATATTCGAGTTGTTACGCCAGCGTGAGCGGTTCCCTGTGTATTTAATGTCATGGTTGACCCATGATTAGCATATTTGATTTGTAATGTGTCTGTGTAATCAAATTTAATCATGGCGTTATCAACACGATTCCCATAAGACATGAGGCACTTACCCATTTTCAAGTAACCTTCATTTCCTGGGAAAATCAATGTCCCACCGTAAAGATCGCTAAAATCCCAGAAGATACCTTTTGTTCCATTGTGTGTGACAATCCTTGTCATTGTATCTTTAGTGCCGTCAATATTTTTTCTGGTGTACATCTCACTATAAGCGTTTTCGGTTTCTCCTGTCTTATTTGACAAGTGCATCTTACCGCTAAATATAGTTCCAGTTGTGGGCAATGACTTTTGATCATAGATTACATTACAATAACTATTCCATGTTGTTTTATTGTCTACATATGATTTTGTTGCATAGCTTCCTTGATCAGTTTTTAGTTTACTAACATCGGATTTTAGCGTTTTGATGTCATCAGGAATTACTGTCGATGTAGCCATTTTTCTTCCTCACATCCAGCCACGAAGTTGATGCTCAACAGCAACCACGTATTCATCGAATATTGACGGTGTTTTCACATCATTAATGATGCGCATGTTTACAAAATATCCGTCTTCCTTAACACATACCGGCTCGCCATCTTCAGTAAGTTCTCCGGTTTCTTTGTACACGTTACCTATCACGTCAATAAGAATATCATCCTGCATCGACTCGTCATCATAATAGCCCGTGCTATCCATGAAGGCCGAAAAGTCGGCCCTGTCTGCAAATTTGAGTGTTAAATCTTTCATTTAATACTCTCCCCCATTTGCGCATCAGTTAATTCTTTATGCCATATTCTCAGGTTACGAACGTGACCAAACAAGTGGCGGTCTCCGCCAGCAGAAGTTCCCCCAATACGTATTTCATGTGCAGCTCCGGTATTCTTCCATGACGAAGTCTGAACAGGTGACAGGTAACCATTACAACAGCAACGAAATTCAGTCGAGCTATTACAGACAAAACCAGCAATCATTTTGCGCCCGGCCTTCACAGATGGACTAAGATATGCAGATCTCACTCCAAACTGAACATAAGGTAAAGGCTCTACATCCGGACTTGTAGGCTTCCTGAAAGCAAATACCAGTTGTTCATCATTAGTCGCCACGCCAATAGTGGTTAAAATTCGTGGGGCCTGATTTGGCGTAGAGTCCCAATTTTTATGTATTTCAACAAGACAGCTTAAAGGGACAGAACTTATGTTATTTCTGGTTGAAAAAATAACCATATCACTGGCGCGCGTGGTTGGTGTGTTTCCGGAAATAATAAACGATGAAGCGCATGGCCCTTTTTCAATTTGCGGCGTAGTCATTGTTAATGACGAATCAGAAGAAAAACCACCATCTTCAGGATTGGTTATAAAAAAACCGCATACCACTTCGTCAATATTCTCTGCGGCGGTATATGTTGTTTCAAAGTAACACCAGTCCCCCTGTTTTTCCGTTCTGAATGTCACCAGCGCCTTATTACCGTACGCCTTAACCTCACCTGTATCTGGCTCCAGACATACATCAACGGATGTTTTAACATTTTCGCCAATAACAAGAGATATATGGACGCGACAACGTGAATTAACTCCACGAAAGCGGGCAGAAAAAGTGCAGGTTTCACCGATGGACAGAGAAAACCTGTTCTCTCCTGTTACACTATGAATCTGATAACTACTGGTTGTGCCTACAAGACTGTCTGTCACGGTGACGGTTGCATAATTAAAACCGTAATTATCAACCCCATACTCTTTCGCCAGTAAACTGTGGTAGTACCACAATTCCGGTGTATTAGAATTTTTTAGATAGTTAGTTCTCTGCCCTTCAATTAACAGCCCTTCTTTTTCAAAACGTGGCTCATTAATTTCTGCAATGGTAAGAGCGCCGGACTTATTGATATAGGTCGCGGAACTCGCGCGGGAAAACGGGACAATTTTGTCGGATGGTATAGTGACCACATCATCGCGCACTGTTATTTTTTTATATCCCGGGCCAAATCCGGTGATCATATCCATCGAGTCATTAAACGGTATCCACACATCAGGCAACGGCTGCAAAACTTGTTTATACGGCTCAGCTGCCTGGCTTGCGTACTCCCTGGCTGCATCTTCACTTGCTTTAGCCGCTGTCTGGCTTGCAGCGGATGCTTTCGCCGAGTTAGCCGCCGCAGTCTCGCTCGCCTTTGCGTTGGTTTCACTGGTTTTTGCAGCTTTTTGACTGTTGGCTGATGCAGTGGCAGAAGAAGCCGCCGCACTTGCAGAACCAGCTGCGGCACTCTCGCTTTGGGCCGCTGCATCCTGACTGTTTTTCGCCGCAGTTTCGCTGGCTTTGGCATTTGTTTCGCTGGTCTTCGCTGCCGTCTGGCTGGACTTTGCGTTAGTTTCACTCGTCTTCGCTGCTTTCTGACTGTTAACCGCAGCAGTTGCTGATCCGGCTGCTGAAGTCGCAGAACCGGCTGCCGCGCTCTCACTTTCAGCTGCTGCAGCCTGGCTGTTTTTCGCCGCAGTTTCACTGGCTTTGGCATTCGTTTCGCTGGTTTTCGCTGCCGTCTGGCTGGACTTTGCGTTGGTTTCGCTCGTCTTTGCGGCTGTTTCGCTATTTTTCGCGTTGGTTTCTGATTTTTTGGCTGCTGTCGCGGAGTTTGCCGATGCAGTCTGTGAGGCCGCTGCCGCCTGTGCGCTGTTAGCTGCATTCGTTTCTGAGGTTTTCGCCGCGTTCTTCGATGATGCCGCTGCAGTTTCGGATTTCTTTGCCGCCGCTGCGCTCTGAGAGGCAGCTTCAGCGTTACGTGCTGCTTCTTCCACCATAGCCTCAAAACGGCGCAATGCCTCCGGCATGACATCATCTTCCGTCATGGCACCGAGAAAATCATTCAGCGTCCCCGGACTGGAACCTTCATAGACGGTAATGGTTCCGGCATGTGAAGGCGGAAAACCTTCAACCAGCAGGATAACGCTGTACTGGCCATACTCAACATCCATGCTGTAACGCCCGGCTTCATCCGGATTTTCAGAGGCCACCGTGTTCACCAGTACCGTGGTGCTGTTACGCTTTGCCTTCAGTTGAATAGTGCAGTTCTGTATTGGTTTTCCCGCACCATCTTTCAGCACACCTGAAATCTGTACTGCCATACTCACTCCACAAATATAAAAGGCGCCATTTCTGGCGCCCGTATTGGGGTTATAAATATTTCAACGGATACTGATACCGGAAGCAGCTTTTTTGGTCACAATCACCGTACAGTCTGTGATGTTACCTGCGCCCTGATTGCCTTTCTGGAAAATCTTAAACTCCAGAGTGACACTACCACCACCACTCGGCATATCAATAACCGCACTGTAACTACCGGGAATGGCTCCTTTAGTTTCTCTGGATGCGATTAATACGCCGTTTTTGCGAACTTCAAAACCATAACCCGTGTATCGCGTACCTCCCGGGTTATTACCGCTCCCCGGATCGTCATACGCCACACCATTAAAAATAATGGGCGGAATAATAATCTGGCGATCAAAGTTATGATCATCGTAAATGGTGACTGTAACCGTCCCGCCTGGTGTTTCCGTATCGCCCCACGAGCCAGTTTTTTTCGGGAATGGCTTAGATACAGCTTTAACGAAGTCACCTCTGACCTGAGTAGCCTCGAGCATTCCCTTAATCGTACAGTTCTCATTTATCGTGACGTTGTTGAGCGTCCCGGAGTTCGCATTCACGTTACCGCTGATATCGGCATTTTTCGCCGTCAGCCGCCCGTCCGGTGTCAGGGAAAATACCGGCGGATTGCCGCCGCTGGTAATGGTGGGAGCCGTCAGATACTTCAGGAACACTTCGTTCATGAATATCTGGTTGCCCTGCGCCACAAACATCGGCGTTTCATTCCCGTTTGCCGGGTCAATAAACGCGATACGGTTAGCGGCAACCAGGAACTGGCTCAGTTTGCCTTCCTCTGTATCCTCCATGCTGAGGCCAAGCCCCGCGACATAATGTTTGCCGTCTTCGGTCTGCTCAATTTTGACGCCCCACATGGCATTCCATTTATCGTTGGCGTCTTTCCACTCTTTCGAGAACTCCTCCAGTTTGCTGGCGTTATCCTCCGTCAGCTCGACTTTTTCCAGCAGCTCCTTGCCGAGATGGGATTCGGTTATCTGGCCTTTGAAAAAATCCAGGTAACCTTCCGCATCATCGCTCGCCCGACCGACAGCCTCCACGAATGCCGATTTGCCAACGGTGTTCACACTGCGGATATAAAAATAATAATCATGGCCCGGTTTGATATTGATACTGGCGGCTATCCAGTACAGCGCCGTGCCAAGATAGTGGGCTGTGGTTTCAACCTGCCTGATATCCGCAATCCGCTTTTCCGAGAACCAGAATTCAAACTGTACCGTCGGGTCATAAACGGCAAGATGCGGCGTGGCGGTTATCTGAAAATAGCCCGGCGTCAGCTCAATCCGCGACGGCGCTGCCGGTGCGGCAATCCGGAACGATACCGACGCCGGATCGCCCTGCTGCCCCCAGGCATTTGCCGCCCGGACTGTCAGCCTGTAGTTTCCCAGCGCCAGTTGCGTGAAGCGGTATGTGGTTTCTGTCGTCCGGGCCGTGCTGACCAGCCGCTCACTGCCGTCATCCGCTGCCACGGTCAGGCGAAGCATAAAGCTCACCCCCTTCACCACCTTCGGCGTATCCCAGCGCGCCAGCACCTGGTATTCCCCGCTGTCTGCGGTGACTTCTGCGGTCAGATGCTGCACCGCTGGCGGCGTGACACCATTCACCGTGCCGCTCTGGTCGCCGTCAAAGTGCGCCCCGTTATCCACGATGGCCTCTTTCTCCGGCACATGCTGCACAGCGGTGATGGCATACGTGCCGTCGTCATTCTCACGGATACTCACGCAGCGGAACAGGCGCTGGCGCAGCGTCGGCAGCTTCAGCCCCCATACGCTGTATTCAGCTATCCCGTCAGGAACCCGACTCACTTGCACTTTCACGCCGTCGGTGACGGACTGGACCTCCACACTGACCGGATTACCCTCACCGTCAACCAGGCTTATCAGCGTGGTGCCGGAGGATGGCAGCGTGATTTCACGGTCGAGCGTCAGTGTCCGCGTCTGGCTGTTCACCGCCAGCACGCGCCCGCCGATGCTGATCCCCGCGTAGTCATCATCGCAGATTTCAATAACATCGCCCGGCACATGGCGAAGCCCTTCTGCGCCCACGCTGAAATCCACGGTCTGCGTTTCCAGCAGTTCCGTTTTAATCAGCCACAGCCCGGCGCGGTGCGCCTGCCCCCGGCTGGTACAGCCAAAGGCATCCATCTTCGTGACGTTACGACCGTAACGGGCAATGGCCTGCGTGTCCTCCACAAGCTCTGTCGCCGTCTCCCAGCCGTTATCCGGGTCAATCCAGTTCACCTCAACGGCATTATGGCGGTCCTTCAGGGCGCTGAAGCTGTAGCGGAACGGCGCGCCATCATCCGGCATCACCACATTACTGCGGTTATAGGTCCACACCTTATCTGATGGTCGGTCCTGCACGAACGTCAGCGTCTGCCCGTTCCATACCGGCATACAGCGCATCGCCGAGCAGAAATCACTGAGCACATCCCACGCCTTGCGCTGTGTGGTCAGGTACGCATTACAGGTGATGCGCGGCTCCGTGCCGCCAAAGCCGTCCGGCACTGACTGGTCGCAGTACTGGCCGATGACATACAGCGCCCATTTATCCACATCCGCCGCACCAAGACGTTTCCCCATGCCGTAGCGCGGGTGGGTCAGCATATCCCACAGACACCATGCCATGTTGTTGCTGTATGCTGGCTTAAACGTTCCGTCCCAGATACCGCTGTATTGTCGCGTCTGCGGGTTATAGTTCGACGGCACCTGCAGAATGCGCCCGCGAAGATGATAATTACGGCTCACCTGCTGGCTGCCGAACTGCTCCGAGTCCACCTGTACGCCAACCAGTGCCGTGTTCGGGTAGCACTGTTTCACATCGATGATTTCGGTGTATGACGACCAGAGTGTTTTGTTCTGCAGCTGGTCTGTGGTGCTGTCCGGCGTCATCCTGCGCATCCGGATATTAAACGGGCGCGGCGGCAGGTTATCCACCACCACTGAGGCCAGATACTGCGACGTGGTTTTGCCCTTAATGGTGATGTCTTTTTCTGTCACCCAGCCACCGTTACGTTGTATCTGAACCAGCAGGCGGACTTCCGACGGATTCCTGTCACCCTTTGAGGTGGTTTCCACCAGTGCCTGCACACCGAAGGTAAAGCGCAGACGGTCGATATTTGCAGACGTGATAGTCCGGGTGATCGGCGTGTCGTATTTCACTTCCGTACCCAGTACCGTCTCGGAACCGGAGGATTCAAATCCCTCCGGCGGTGTCTGCTCCTGCTCACCTGCCCGGAACACCACCGTGACACCGGAGATGTTGGTATTCCCCTCACTGTCCAGCACCGGTGTACTGTTCAGCAGCACGCTTTTTAATCCATCCACCGGACCTTCAATCGGCCCTTCGCTGATAGCATCGATCACACTCAGCAACTGCGTGGATTTCAGGTTGTCCTTCGCTTCGCGCGGGGTATGCCCCTTACTGCTGCCTTTACCCATTCGTCATGCTCCATAAACGACAAAACCGCCCGGAGGCGGTTTCACATAAAACATTTTGCATCAGCGACCAATCACCACAACCTGACCACCGTCCCCTTCGTCTGCCGTGCTGATCTCCTGAGATACCACCCGTGACCCCACGCGCATTTCACCATACAGAACAGGCATAACATTGCCCTGGGCAACCATGTTATCCAGTGAGGAGAAATAGGTGTTCTGCTTACCGTTATCCGTTGTCTGTATGCGGGAAGTTCTGGCTTTCGGTGCCAGCATCTGAGCCACACCGCCGAGCACCATACTGGCACCGAGAGAAAACAGAATGCCGGTCATACCACCGGCACCAATGGCAGCCCCCCATGCTGCAAGGGTGGCTCCGGCGGTAAAGAATGATCCGGCAATGGCGGCTGCCCCCAGGACAATCTGGAATACGCCACCTGACTTGGCCCCTGCGACTCTGGGAACAATATGAATCACAGCGCCGTCAGGCAGAGCCTCATGTAACTGCGCCGTTAATCCGGACGTGCTGACATCCCGCCCGGCAATCCGTACCTGATACCAGCCGTCGCTCAGTTTCTGACGAAACGCCGGGATCTGCATGGCCAGCGCCCGGATGGCTTCGGCCCCTGTTTTCACACGAAGGTCGATGCGGCGGCCAAATCGTTGCAAATCCCCGTAAAGGCAGATGCGTGCCATGCCCGGTGACGCCAGAGGGAGTGTGTGCGTCGCTGCCATTTGTCGGTGTACCTCTCTCGTTTGCTCAGTTGTTCAGGAATATGGTGCAGCAGCTCGCCGTCACCACAGTAAATGGCGGCATGATTCGGCACCGATGAACCAAAACAGCACAGCAGCACATCGCCCGGCTGCGCCGCTGGCAACGGCACCTGATACAGCCCTGTGGCCTCCAGATTATCCAGATAGAGATTCTGGCCGTTACGCCACCAGTCATCCTCGCGAGTAAAATCCGGCATCTCAATCCCCGCCAGATGGTAAGCGTCCCGGAACAGCGTGTAACAGTCCGTCACCCTGTGCTCAAAGCGCCGCCCGGTAAGATGCGGCACACAGCGGAACTTGTGAATCGCCCCCCGGCAGACCAGCCACCACGGCAAATCACTCTGCACCTGCAGCCGCCGGTCGGCCTCACTCAGCCAGGGCAGACCACCGGGATGGCTGTGCACCAGCGCCACAATCTCACCCTGCATTTCTGCCCGCAGCCAGTCCTCCGGCGACATCCGGAAATAATCCTCCGGCTCACCGGAGATATTCACGCAGGGAAAATATCTTTCCCCCTCCGGCGTTCTCACTACGAAGCCGCACGACTCCGCTGGCGCACATCGTCGGGCGTGCGCCAGAATCGCTGATTCTGTCTCTGTCATGGGATTTACTGCGAAAGTTTGTTAATGGAAAGGAAGCCGCCAAAGTTGCCGACATTATTGCGAAACTTACAGCCACTCAGGCATTTGCTGCATTTATCCTTCGTGATATCGGACGTCGGCTGGTCATATTCATCCGCGACAGCCGGACCGTTATAACCGCACTCATCACCGCGATAGCTCCAGGTGCAGGTGTTGGCCAGCATGATGCGCCCCGGAAAAACAGCGCCGTCCGTTTCCGTCGGTGTGGACAGTACAAAAGAGGCACTGACCGCGCTCAGTTCGCTGCACTGTTCGATGCGCCAGCGGCTGATCACCTCCTGCTCCGGATCGGCGTCACTGTTTCCGTTGACGAAGTTCACCGAATCCAGAAAACGGGCGTAAACCTTACGCCGGACCACCGTTCCGCCGACCAGACTCTGCAGATCTTCCGCCATCCCGGTGACCATACCGTGCAGATTAGATACTTTCAGCGTTGGTCTGGCACTGGCTCCTTTGCCGTTCATCTCAAATCCGCTCCCCTGAATGGGATACGCCTGATACTGCCGCCCCTGCCAGGTGACCGGCTCACCTTTTTCGTTCTGCTCATTACAGAAAAAATAACGTTCTCCACCGACCTCTGTCAGATCGATCTCCCAGAGCACCACGCTGGCCGACTGCTCCGCACGGGTGCATTCATTCAGTGTTTCCTGCCGGATATCCTGCATCAGTTCACCACCTGCTTAAACTCTGCGCTGAACTCAACACGCAGCATACTGACCCGCGACGTCCATTTTGCGCAGGTCACCTTTATCTGCCGCCAGTCATAAGGCGGCGTCCACAGAAAGGCTTTCCAGCCTCCGTGCTCTGCCAGAAACGATTCCAGCGCCGTGGCCTCCCAACGGGGAACAGAAATCGTCACGTTGTACGTTTTCAGGTTGGCATTCAGCCCGGCAGGCGCGCGCTGGGAGTAACCATCACCAAAGCGCACCTCCCTGACGGAAGGAGCCGAAGCCACATCCATACCCGGTTTCACTTTCCAGCGGAAGGTTTTCATCGCCCACCTCCGGAGAACAGACCACCATCACGCATCTGCCCGGTCACGACATCCATTGCCGCCTTACGGGCTACGTCATAAACAGCCTTCAGCGCCTGTGGCCCTATCTGACCGTTCGTGCCGTCGTTATTAATCACCACATGGTTATTCTGCTCAAACTTCCCGGACGCCTGCGACCGGCTGTCCGCCAGGCTGCCCGGTGTACCGACATAACCACCGGTGGCATAGCCGCGCATCAGCCGGTAGAGATTCCCCACGCCAATCCGGCTGGTTGCCTCCTTCGTGAAGACAAATTCACCACGGTGAACAATCCCCGCTGGCTCATATTTGCCGCCGGTTCCCGTAAATCCCCCGGTCGCAAAATGGAATTTCGCCGCAGCGGCCTGAATGGCTGTACCGCCTGATGCTGATGCGCCGCCACCAACAGCCCCGCCAATGGCGCTGCCGATACTCCCGACAATCCCCACCATTGCCTGCTTAAGCAGAATTTCTGTCATCATGGACAGCACGGAACGGGTGAAGCTGCGCCAGTTCTGCTCACTGCCGGTCAGCATCGCCGCCATATTCTGCGCAATACCATCAAAGGTCTGCGTGGCAGCACTTTTAACCTGCGACATACTGTCCGTGGCGCTCTCTTTCCACTCGCTCCAGCCGGACTTCAGGCCTGCCATCCAGCTTCCACGAAGCTGGTCTTCAGCCGCCCAGGTCTTTCTCTGCTCTGACATGACGCTATTCAGCGCCAGCGGATTATCGCCATACTGTTCCTTCAGGCGCTGTTCCGTGGCGTCCCGCGCTGCCTGCCGGTCAGTCAGCCCCCGGTTTTTCGCCTCAATGGCTGCCCGTTTTGCCCGTTGTTGCTGTGCGAATTTATCCGCCTGCTGCGCCAGCGCATTCAGGTGCTCCTGATACGTGACCTTATCGCCAAGTGCAGCCAGCTGGCGTTTGTACTCCAGCGTCTCGTCTTTATGCGCCAGCAGGGATTTCTCCTGTGCGGACAGCTGGCGACGTTGTGCTGCCTCCTCCAGTACCGCGAACTGACTTTCTGCCTTCCACAAATCCCGGCGCTGCTGGCTGATTTTCTCATTCGCTCCGGCATGCTTCTCCAGTGTCCGGAGTTCTGCCTGAAGCGTCAGCAGGGCAGCATGAGCATTGTCTTCCTGACGATCGCCCGCAGACACCTTCACGCCGGACTGTTTCGGCTTTTTCAGCGTCGCTTCATAATCCTTTTTCGCCGCCGCCATCAGCGTGTTGTAATCTGCCTGCAGGATTTTCCCGTCTTTCAGTGCCTTGTTCAGTTCTTCCTGACGGGCGGTATATTTCTCCAGCGGCGTCTGCAGCCGTTCGTAAGCCTTCTGCGCCTCTTCGGTATATTTCAGCCGTGACGCTTCGGTATCGCTCTGCTGCTGCGCATTTTTGTCCTGTTGACTCTGCTGTTCAGCCTTCTTTCGGGCGGCTTCAAGCGCAAGACGGGCCTTTTCACGATCATCCCAGTAACGCGCCCGCGCTTCATCGTTAACAAAATAATCATCCTTGCGCAGATTCCAGATGTCGTCCGCTTTCTTAAACGCAGCCTCTGCCTTAATCAGCATCTCCTGAGCGGTATCAGGACGACCAATATCCAGCACCGCATCCCACATGGATTTGAATGCCCGTGCTGTCCTGTCTGCCCAGGTTTCCAGCGTGCCCATGTTCTCTTTCAGGCGTCGGGTCTGGTCATCAAACCCTTTCGTTGCGGCCTCGTTCGCCGCCTGCAATGCCCCGGCTTCATCGCCGGAACGCTGCAACTGAGCAACATACGCAATCTGCTCCGCCGTCACGTTATGGAACTGGCGCGCCATCGCTGTCAGCCCTGACGTCGGGTCTGTGGTCAGCTTCCCGAAGGCTTCAGCGACCTTGTCCACCTCCACGCCGGATGCAGAGGAGAAACGCGCCACACTCTGGCTGATGGACGCAATCTGAGCCTCACCGCTTACCCCCGCCTTAACCAGTGCGCTGAGTGACTCGCTGGTCTGGTTAAACGTCAGCCCTGCCGCCTGCCCTGCTCTGGACAGGACCAGCATACGATCTGCCGTCAGACCCGACTGATTGCCGGAAAGGACCAGCGTTTTGTTGAAATCGGACAGGGTTGAGTTGCCCTGATACCAGGCATACGCCAGCGCACCGGTCACCACCGCCAGCGAGGTGGCCCCGACCATCGGCAGGGTGATCGCACCGGCAAGCCCCCTGAACATGGGGATCATCCCGCCGAAGGAGTCCTTCACCTGACCACCCTGTTGCAGCAGGATCAGCCACGGACTTTGCCCGCCTGCAAGCTGCGTGGCCACGTCGGTGAACTGCGCAGGCAGCATACGCATGGCGGCTTTATACTGCCCGACGGAAATCCCCGCTTTCTGTGCAGCCAGCGCCTGCCGGTTCATTGACTGTTCAACGACTGCCGCTGTTTTTTTCGCATCAGTTTCCGTACCGGAAAAATGACGCCTGACTCTGGCCATCTGCTCGTCAAATCTGGCCGCATCCAGACTTAAATCAACGACCAGATCGCCTACCGGTTCAGCCATACCGGACTCCTCCTGCGATCCCTTCTGATACTGTCATCAGCATTACGTCATCCTCCGTCATGTCCGCCACATCCGGGGAAGCGGGGATAACTTCATTCCCGTCCGGGCCAAAACGAACGCCTCCGGCAAGCCCTGCCGCTTTCTGCATCAGCACATCATCTTCAGGCTCTTCGTCAGCCTCGCGCCGGTTCAGCAGACTGAAATCCAGCGGATGCATATCCGGATCGCTGAAAAACAGGCTGAGCACGGTGTACGTCAGCCCGGAAAAGTGCATATCCAGCAGAACATCATGAAAATAATGGGTGCTGTAAAAACGGTGCCAGTCGGCATACTCCGTGGATGACATCCCGGCAAGCATGGCGCGCCAGTCGGGTCGCCCCATCTCACGCGCCAGTTTCAGGGCAAAACTCAGCTCACCGTCGAACACTTTCCCGCAGAAACAGGCTCTGCAGGCCCGGCGTCCTCTGCCTGTTCAGGGGCATTATTCACCACAAACTCATACATACCGGACAGCCGGTACACCACGTTTTCAGCATGAGAAATTGCCTCTGTGGGCCAGGTGGTAAGCACTTCCTGCTCAATCTGTTTAACGGCTTCATTCATGGACGGCATCTGCGTCTTCTTCGGATGGTTATGCCACAGAGACATCGCCACCACAAAAGCGCCGGTTCTGATGACGTCTTCCACAGTAAACTTCCGGTTACTGTCGGATTCTGCCTGCTGTTTCATCAGGGCAAGATGCTCAATACGCTGCAGGGCTGACAGTTCAGAAAGCGTGACGGTCACGCCGTTATATTCAAATGATTCGGTTTTCAGGAACATCGCTGACTCTCCGGATTAACTGGCGGTGACGGTGATTTCTGCAACCGCAGCAAACTCACCATTACCGGAGACAACCGGAATGTTGACCTTGCCTGCAGCAACGCCGTTCACGGTGATGGTCATACCGCTGACCGACACGGTGGCTTTTGTTTTATCCGCAGACACCGCACGGAAGCTCTTGTCGGTTGCGCCCTCCGGCTGGAATGCCACGGTCAGCGTAGTGCTCTGCCCTTTCACTACGGAAGCACTGGCGGGTGTCACCGTCATGCCGGTGGCCGCCGTCACCGTGCTGCGATCTTCTGCCATCGACGGACGTCCCACATTGGTGACCTTCACCGTGCGGGTAATCACTTCCTTAGCCGTCACCGCTTTACCGATACTGCTGACCCAGCCACGGAACACATCGACCGTGCCGTTCGGGAAGCGGATTTTATAGGCACGGGTATCACCTTCATTAAACCACGCCAGCAGCGCCTGCTGCCCCTGCTCTCCGGGCATCCACGCCAGCGTGAAGCTGGTATCTCCGGCTGATTTCTGCCCCTGCCCGGTCGCAGTCCAGTCTGCATCTTCATCATCGAGATAGCTGTCGTCATAGGACTCAGCGGTCAGTTCGCCGGGCGTCAGGTCTTTAACTTTTGCCAGACGCGACCAGTCAACGTCTGAAAGTGGGTTCGCATAAGGGTCACCGTTCCCCTTATAAACCCACAGTGTGGTCCCGGCACCTTTCACCGGCATTGTAGGATTTGGTACAGGCATAGCGTCCTCACATTTCATAGGTAATGACATAAGTCAGATCGGCTGAACTCCACAGGCCCGCATCATCGTCGCGTCGGTAGTCATAGCCACTGGCCACCATACTGGTGATCAACTCTGACAGTGCCGGGATATCGCTCATCACCGGATAAATCCGGGACTCCATCCACGAATCCAGCTCTGAATCCGGCACCTGAGCAGGCAGGAAAACTTCAATATGCAGCTCCGCCTGCCAGGTATCGCTGTCCAGCTCTTCGCCCGTGTATTCAGCGCCGGTGAGATAAACGGCAATTGCCGGAAAATCTTCCTCATCAAAAACAGCGGGGCGACCATCAAAAAGCGTCGCCCCGGTGTCATGCTTCTCCAGTGCATCCAGTACGGCTGCACGGAGTTCAGTATGTTTCATCGCTTTATTACCATTCTCAGTTGATGCTGCAGCGCATAGCCCAGCTCTTTCGGAAGACGCTCACGCCGTATCCGCTCAATATTCTGTTTAAACGCCGTGGTCAGCGGCACCGCCATCGGGATTTTCACCACATCAATGGGGTAACGGTTTTTCCCGGCCACACGCTGCATGACATGCCACCGGCCATTTTTCAGTTGCTGAATAAACGCGCCGGGAATACGACGGTTACCCACCACAAGCACGCTACCGCCACCTTTCAGGGATGAACGCTGCCCCTTTTTACGACGCCTGCGGCGGGACAGGACAACCCGCGCATTACCCAGCTTGATTACGGGCAAATCCCCCCGGTTAACTTTGATTCTGGCCTGCGGATTTTTGACCGTGGCCCTTTTCAGCCTGGCCCTTTCCTTTACCAGTTTCCGGCGTACCTTTGTCTCACGGGCAACCTGTGACGCCGACTGCGATATCGCGGATGAAGCAACGCGGTTAATGGCCATTGCGGCGGCACCGGGCACCGCCGTTTTGCTGATACGGCTGAGGTTTTCAACGGCCTGCTCAAGACCTTTTATGGCCATGCATCCCCCTTTCAGCGGCGACGGTTAACGGCAGGCGGCACGCCACGCCCAAGCCAGAGATGACAACTTCCGCCATCATCCGGCGAAACCCGGTCTACCCAGAAGTTTTCCTCACCGATGGTCAGCGTGTCTCCACGCCGCAGCTGCCGCACATCATCAGTCCGGACAAACAGGGACGGGCTGGAGCCTTCAACGCGCACGCCAGGACCGGCATAGCTGATATTTTCAGGGTCATCAAAAACACCACGTATTACAGCACCGGACTGCTCACCGGATGTAATGGTGGCTGACGTTCCCATGTACCCGCGTATCGTTTCATCGGCGTGGGCAATGGCAGCATCGAACAGGTTATCGAAATCAGCCACAGCGCCTCCCGTTATTGCATTCTGGCCAGGCCGCGCTCTGTCATTTCGGCTGCCACACCGGCAGAGACACGGAACGCCGTTCCCGGCAGCACAAATGCCACAGGTTCATCCCGGATGGCGTGAAGTGCATCAGTATGCAGCGTCACCAGTGCCACGACCGTGACCAGTTCAGCCGTATCCTGAATCACAGTATCCGGCTGCGCTGATACCACCTCATTTTCATGTCCGGTCAGCGCATTTTCCGGGCTGAGAAGGGTATCCTGAACGGCAATATCACTCGTGTCATCAAGCTCCTCTTCCAGCTCTGCCACACGGAGCGCCAGTTCTTCTTTCGTCCCCGTCAGGCTGACATCACGGTTCAGTTGTTCACCCAGCGAGCGGAGACGGGCAATCAGTTCATCTTTCGTCATGGACTCCTCCACAGAGAGAAAATGGCCCCGAAGGGCCATGATTACGCCAGTTGTACGGACACGAACTCATCAGGATCAGCCAGCAGCATCAGCGGTGCTGACTGAATCATGGTGAACTCACGCGCCGGATCGCCGGATGTCTTCCAGTTTTTCGGATAACGAGGAGACGCATTAATACCCTCACTCAATGCATCCGCATCCTGAATACAGCCATAGGTGCGCAGACCGCGTGCCTGAGTGTTCCCAAGCACCATCGTGTTGTCCGGCAGGAAGTTCTTTTTGACACCGTTTTCCACGTACTGTCCGGAATACACGACGATGGCCACATCGCCATACATCCCCTTATAGGACACCGCTTTACCCAGGTCTTTCACCGCTGTCTCCAGCTCGGAATGAGAGCCGCGACGGGTATCCAGCTTCTCCCTGACGGCTTTGAAGGAACGGAACAGCGCCCAGCCTTTCGGATCGAACACTATGATATTCACCACACCGCTGGCGTTCAGCGCGTAGGCTTCGATATCGTCGGTCGGGTCATACGTGGACTTGTCACGCTTGCTCCACTCCGTGCCGCCGGACTGCGTGATGTTATTCGCCGCACTGCGGCCCATATCCACCTCAACCGGATCGAAGGCTTCACCGGTCATGGTGTATTTGCCCTTAAGCACGGCAGAAACTGCCTGCATCTCTTCGACCTGGGCAATGGCCAGCTCTTCGTCACGCATGTTCTGCATGATGATGCGACGGCGACGGTAAGCCGGATCCGCCAGATTCTGCGGATCTTCATCCGGCAGGCGACGCAGGGTCATCTGCGGATTCACTTCATGCTTGGGTTTGACATATCCCGGCGTAAATTCAGAGGTGGAGCCGCCACGGGAACGGATAACCTCACCGGAAACAATCGGCGAAACGTACAGCGCCATGTTTACCAGTCCCGGAATTTGTGAGAGATAGACTTTCTCCGTGGTGAAGGGATAGCTTTCACGGAAAAAGAGACGCAGAAACAGCGGATCAAACTTAAATTTCTGCTCATTTGCCGCCAGCAGCTGGGCGGTTGTGTACATCGACATAAAAAAATCCCGTAAAAAAGCCGCACAGGCGGCCTTTGTTGATGAAGGGTAAAGTTAAACGATGCTGATTGCCGTTCCGGCAAACGCGGTCCGTTTTTTCGTCTCGTCGCTGGCAGCCTCCGGCCAGAGCACATCCTCATAACGGAACGTGCCGGACTTGTAGAACGTCAGCGTGGTGCTGGTCTGGTCAGCAGCAACCGCAAGAATGCCAACGGCAGCACCGTCGGTGGTGCCATCCCACGCAACCAGCTTACGGGTGGCGGTGTCCAGCATCAGCGGGGTCATTGCAGGCGCTTTCGCACTCAATCCGCCGGGTGCGGTTGCGGTATGAGCCGGGTCACTGTTGCCCAGCGGCTGGTAATGGGTAAAGGTTTCTTTGCTCGTCATAAACATCCCTTACACTGGTGTGTTCAGCAAATCGTTAACGGCATCAGATGCCGGGTTACCTGCAGCCAGCGGTGCCGGTGCACCCTGCATCAGACGATCCAGCGCAGTGTCACTGCGCGCCTGTGCACTCTGTGGTGCTGCGGCCAGAATGCGGCGGGCCGTTTCCACGGTCATACCGGGGGTTTCTGCCAGCACGCGTGCCTGTTCTTCGCGTCCGTGAGCCTCCTCACAGTTGAGGATCCCCATAATGCGGCTGTTTTCTGCCGCAACCGCTGCGGTGATCTGCGCGTTCACGTCCGGCTGCGCCGCGCTGGCGTTTTCGCCCTCCGTCGCTGGCACCACCTCAGTAACGTCAGCCTGCGAAGCAGTGGCTGAAACAGTTGTTGATTGAGTCTCTTTGGTCATTCGCCCTCCTGAGAGACGGGATTTACGTGCATCCAGTGCATCACGCATGACGGTGATCGCATCGGTGCTGTTAACAAGTTCATCAGCCAGTCCGGCATCAATGGCCTCCTGACCGCTGTACACTGCAGCCTCGGTATCCAGCACAGCCTGCACAGACAGGCCGGTATATGCCGACACCTTCTGTGCAAACATCTGGCGGGTTGCGTCCATCCGGGACTGCAGTGTCTCCCGGACATCATCCGGAAGATGGCTGTAGGGGTTGCCATCCACCTTATGGCTGCCGCTGTAAATCAGCGTGATTTCCACACCCTGTTTCTCCAGCGCAGCGCCGTAATTACTGTGAGCCATCATGACGCCGATGGAGCCTGTCCGGGCGGTCTGCGTGACCAGACGCCGGGAGGCAGCACTGGCAAGCAGCTGACCTGCACTGCAGTTCATGTCGTTGGCCAGCGCCCATACCGGTTTTATGTCACGCACACGGGCGATGATGTCAGCGCAGTCAAATGCTCCCGCCACCATTCCGCCTGGTGTGTCCATATCGAGCAGAATGCCGTCCACCATCGGGTCGCTGGCAGCCTGTTGCAGACGGGCGATAATGCCGTTGTAACCGGTCATCCCCGAGTACGGCTGCAGCGCCCGCGTCCGGCTGACCAGCGTGCCGGACACCGGCAGCACGGCGATGCCGTTCATGACCTGATAACTGCGGGCCTGTCGTGGTCCGTCATCATCACCGGATAATGCCAGCGTCGCGAGTGCCTCCTGGGCAGTCAGGCTGTCGCCGGACACCGCATCCGTCAGGCGGCTGATCCCAAGCTGGCCTGCAAGCGCACAAAAGAAAACCCGCGCATAGGCGGGTTCAAGCATCAGCGGCTCATTAAAGGCCATGCTGGCAATATGCGGGAGATTACGCAGCTCTGCTGTCACTCTTCTCCTCCTCTGTTGATTGTCGCAGCCCGGATTCAAATGCCGCAGCCGCCCAGGCGGGCGGTTTAAGACCAGCCGCGCGGCGCTCCATCGTTTCACGGACCTGCTGGGCAAAAATTTCCTGATAGTCGTCACCGCGTTTCGCGCACTCTTTCTCGTAGGTGCTCAGTCCGGCTTCTATCAGCATCACCGCTTCCTGTACTTCTTTCAGACCATCGATGGCCATACGACCGGAGCCTATCCAGTCACAGTTCCCCCAGGCACTGCGGGCTTCCTGAAAGCTGAAGCGCGCTTTTGAAGGTAACGTCACCACGCGGCGAACGATGGCCTCTTCCAGCCAGCACAGAAACATCTGGCTCGCCTGACGGGATGCGACGAATTTTCGCCGCCCCATAAAGTGCGCCCACGACTCGTTCGCGCTGGCCCGTGCCGTGGAGTAGCTCATCTGGGCGTAATTCCGGGAAAGCTGCTCATATGAGACACCCAGCCCGGCAGCGATATACCGCAGCAGTGACTGCTCAAAAACGGAGTAGCCGTTATCCGTGTCCTGAGCCGTCTGCAGGTTCAGTGAGTCACCTGGCATCAGGTGTGGCACTTTTGCGCCTCCCAGCCGGACCGGCGCTGCGGCGTAATACGCGGCAATTTCACCAATCCAGCCCGTCAGCCTTTCCCGCTGCTCCTGACTGTTCGCGCCCAGAATAAAATCCATCGCTGACTGCGTATCCAGCTCACTCTCAATGGTGGCGGCATACATCGCCTTCACAATGGCGCTCTGCAGCTGCGTGTTCTGCAGCGTGTCGAGCATCTTCATCTGCTCCATCACGCTGTAAAACACATTTGCACCGCGGGTCTGCCCGTCCTCCACGGGTTCAAAAACGTGAATGAACGAGGCGCGCCCGCCGGGTAGCTCACGGGGTATCCATGTCCATTTCTGCGGCATCCAGCCAGGATACCCGTCCTCGCTGACGTAATATCCCAGCGCCGCGCCGCTGTCATTAATCTGCACACCGGCACGGCAGTTCCGGCTGTCGCCGGTATTGTTCGGGTTGCTGATGCGCTTCGGGCTGACCATCCGGAACTGTGTCCGGAACAGCCGCGACGAACTGGTATCCCAGGTGGCCTGAACGAACAGTTCACCGTTAAAGGCGTGCATGGCCACACCTTCCCGAATCATCATGGTAAACGTGCGTTTTCGCTCAACGTCAATGCAGCAGCAGTCATCCTCGGCAAACTCTTTCCATGCCGCTTCAACCTCGCGGGAAAAGGCACGGGCTTCTTCCTCCCCGATGCCCAGATAGCGCCAGCTTGGGCGATGACTGAGCCGGAAAAAAGACCCGACGATATGATCCTGATGCAGCTGTACGGCGTTGGCGGCATAGCCGTTATTGCGTACCAGATCGTCCGCGCGGGCATTGCCACGGGTAAAGTTGGGCAGCAGGGCTGCATCCACACTTTCACCCGGTGGGTTCCACGACCGCAACTGCCCTCCAAATCCGCTGCCACCGCCGTGATAACCGGCATATTCGCGCAGCGATGTCATGCCGTCCGGCCCCAGAAGGGTGGGAATGGTGGGCGTTTTCATACATAAAATCCTGCAGGTCCCCTGCGTCGCTGTGTCATGCCGGTCTGCACTTCCAGCTCTGCAATATATTTTTTCAGGTCAGACACGGAAGTGGCCGTAAACTCCACTCGCCGTCCGTCTTTCTGTACTGTTGCCACCCGTTTACCTGTCATCAGGTCATGCAGTGCCGCACGGGCAGCGGCAAGTTCTTCCTGTCGCGTCATTCATCCTCTCCGGATAAGGCACGGGCGTAATCTGCCAGTGTTTTCTTGTTGGTTGCTGCACCATCCTCTTCCTGCAGGCTCGCCAGCAGCGCACTGAGATCCAGCTGCCAGCGGGAAATACTGATGCGCAGCGCCGCCAGCGCATAAACGAAGCAGTCGAGTGCCTCATTGCGTCGCTTTTTGCTGTCCCACAGTATTTTTTTCCTGCCATCCACCCATTTTTCGACCTGCTCTTCAGCAGTCAGCTGCTGCGCTTCGGTCAGATCAAAAATATCCGGGTTATTCGGGAAGTGAACGGCACCGGGAAGCGGTTCATCCCCTTCCGGCGTCAGTGTGAAGCGGTTATAAATCTGCTCTTTCGCGGTATCCGTACCGATTTCGGTAAGGTAAACCCCGTTTTTGTTTCGCTTACGTGGCATGCTGGCCACAGGCTTTCCGTAGACGGATGCCCCTTTAATGGGGATCACCCGGAACAGCCCATGCTTTTTCGAGCGTTCATACACAATGGTCGGGTCAATGCCCCCAATATCCCAGCAGATACGGGATACCGACATTTCTGCACCATTCCGGCGGGTATAGGTTTTATTGATGGCCTCATCCACACGCAGCAGTGTCTGTTCATCGTCGTGGCGGCCCATAATAATCTGCCGGTCAATCAGCCAGCTTTCCTCACCCGGCCCCCATCCCCATACGCGCATTTCGTAGCGGTCCAGCTGGGAGTCGATACCGGCAGTCAGGTAAGCCACACGGTCAGGAACGGGCGCTGAATAATGCTCTTTCCGCTCTGCCATCACTTCAGCATCCGGACGTTCACCGATTTTCGCTTCCCATGTCTCACCGAGCGTGGTGTTCACGAAGGTTTTACGTTTTCCCGTATCCCCTTTCGTTTTCATCCAGTCTTTGACAATCTGCACCCAGGTAGTGAACGGGCTGTACGCCGTCCAGATGTGGAAAGTCACGCTGTCCGGCGGCTCAATCTCTTCACCGGATGACGAAAACCAGAGAATGCCATCACGGGTCCAGATCCCGGTCTTTTCGCAGATATAACGGGCATCAGTGAAATCCAGCTCCTGCTGGCGGATGACGCAGGCATTATGCTCGCAGAGATAAAACACGCTGGAGGGATCATCCGGCGTCCATTTGAGGCCAAACGGCGTCTCTTTATCGCCAAATTTAAGGTACTGCTCCTCCCCGCAGTGTGGGCATGCAACATGAAAACGCATGAAATGCGGGGATTCACTGGCAGCACGCTCAATCTGGCAGGTGCCTCTCACTTTGGGCGTGGAGCCACGGATGGACTTTGGCCAGACCGAGCCTTCAATACGCTTATCGCCCAGGAACGTCGGAGAGCCTTCCTGTTCAATATCATCATCAAAGGCAGCAAGTTCATCATAACCCGCCACATCCACCGACTTTTCACGGTAGTTTTTTGCCGCTTTACCGCCCAGGCACCAGAAGCCACGACCATTGGTGAAACGCTTCATGGTGAGCGTGTTATCCCGGTGCTTTTTGCCATACCACGGTGCCAGCGCCAGCAGCGACGGAATATCACGGATGGTCGGCTCAACGTGAGTTTTCATAAAGTTCTCGGCATCACCATCCGTCGGCAACCAGATAAGGGTGTTGCGCTGCTTATGCTCTATGAAGTAGGCATAAACACCCAACAGCATTTTGGAATAACCAACACGGGCAGACTTCACCACATTTACCTCGCGGATGTAGTCGCTGCCCATCGCATTCATGATGGCCCGCTGAAAGGGCAGTGTTTCCCAGCGCCCTTCCTGGTATGCGGATTCTTTCGGGAGATAGTAATTGGCATCCGCCCATTCAACGGCGGTCTGTGGCTCCGGCCTGAACAGTGAGCGAAGCCCGGCGCGGACAAAATGCCGCAGCCTGTTAACCTGACTGTTCGATATATTCACTCAGCAACCCCGGTATCAGTTCATCCAGCGCGGCTGCTTTGTTCATGGCTTTGATGATATCCCGTTTCAGGAAATCAACATGTCGGTTTTCCAGTTCCGGAAAACGCCGCTGCACCGACAGGGGGATCCCGTCGAGAATACTGGCAATTTCACCTGCGATCCGCGACAGCACGAAAGTACAGAATGCGGTTTCCACCACTTCAGCGGAGTCTCTGGCATTTTTCAGCTCCTGTGCGTCGGCCTGCGCACGCGTAAGTCGATGGCGTTCGTACTCAATAGTCCCTGGCTGGAGATCTGTCTCGCTGGCCAGCCGTAATTCTTCAACCTCCCGGCGCAGCTTTTCGTTCTCAATTTCAGCATCCCTTTCGGCATACCATTTTATGACGGCGGCAGAGTCATAAAGCACCTCATTACCCTTTCCACCGCCTCGCAGAACGGGCATTCCCTGCTCCTGCCAGTTCTGAATGGTACGGATACTCGCACCGAAAATTTCAGCCAGCTGCTTTTTGTTGACTTCCATTGTTCATTCCACGGACAAAAACAGAGAAAGGAAACGACAGAGGCCAAAAGGCCTGTTTTCAGCACCTGTCGTTTCCTTTCTTTTCAGGGGGTGTTTTAAATAAAAACATTAAGTTACGGAGAAGAAGAACGGAAACGCCTTAAACCGGAAAATTTTCATAAATAGCGAAAACCCGCGCGCCTTCCGCCCCGTAACGTTCTTGATTGCCGGAAAGGACCCGCCAGCCATTCGGGTTTACTTCGCAATGGGATTTAATATCTGAACGACCAAAGTCGTGCGACCACGGTCGCACAGACCTGAATACACGTCCTGTTTCTTCCACCCCCGCACAGGACTGGCGAGCATGAGGGACAACCCCGCGAATCATAAACGCGGTAAAAACCCGGTGTGCATCGTTTTTGATTATTCCCGCACACTCGCGCAGAAGGAGTTCCCCGTCGGGCTACGGTCATGGTTAATGCAGGAATACAGCGACGATACAGCGCATGATGTGTCAGGCTTGAATACCTTTATCCGTTAAAAGGGATATCAGTTAAGTTATCCCGTGTAGGGTATAAGCCATTATCAAGCCCACCAGTAGATGGGCTTTGTAATGGCTACTTCGCTTTTGCTTCCGCTCGCTTACGCCGGCGCTCTTCTTTCCTCTCGGCTTTTGCCATGTCCATGAATGCCTGCATGATCGAGTTCCGCATCATGTAGCTAACAAAGTGATGATTGACACAGCCGTTGAGGCGCAGCTGCTCGCCAAACTCATCCACCGAGGCCAATGCTTCCATCATGCCCTTCTCGCCTTTCATGAACTCTGAGAAGTCGCGCCCCGCTCTGGAGGCGCATTCAATGACACGATCACTCATCCCGGAAGCCCGGGGATCGTTATCTGCAGCTGGTTAGCCAGGGAGTTAATCTCAGCGACCAACACTGGCTTCGTATAGCGCCATGCCGCCAGCCCTTGTCCACAGAAGCTCGCCATATCTTTTTTCTGATCAAACTCATGACACTTCATATTGAGCTGCGCACTTAAGCTGTTGCGATGCTGAAGTTCTCCGGTGAAGTAGTCATCCAGGACTTTATAGGCTGCATATTTAAATCCGGGGTTTAGCCATGCTGCATAATCATAAGCAACAAACTTCCCGCCATATGTTCCACCGTGTACACCGCGCTCAGTAAAAACCACAGATTCGTGGTTTTTCTCCAGCTCGGCTAAGAACTCTTTGGTCTGCTTGTTTCGCAGGTAGTGGTACGGAGATTCAGATTCACTTTTACCACTGGCTTTCCACATATCAGTGAGGCAGATCATGCCATCTTCACCGATACGAATTGGTTGATTGAAGAGGGTTAATGATTTCATAGCGTGTACCTACTCTTTGAAACGAACCTTTGCCGCACAGGAAACCAGCCCACCGAGGCTCGCCAGCACTAACTGGTATCCTCAAAGGCCCATTCCAAAGGGGCAGGTTCGGTGTAAAAAACATGCGTTGCGGTACGCATTTATTGCAAAAAGCCCCGCATCGCGAGGCTCATTAAATTGACTTTGTGATTTGCAAAAAAATTATTTCAGGCATTGCGTCCTGATGTACTCCTGCAGGTAGTTAACCTGCGCGGTTATCCTGTCGATTCCACTTCTGAGACGGTAATAATTGAGTTCAGCATCTGCTGTAAGTCTTGGGCTTTCTCCATCGCCCATGCTGCTGGCTCCGGTCGTTGACTTTGCACAGGTGGCGGAGACTTGCAGGCGCTTACGACCAGCAGAAACATCAGCACGGAGACTTTCGATAGTCGCGTTAGCATCAGCAAGCTCCTTTGTGTATCTGGCGTCGAGTACTGCTACATCACGTTGACGCTTCTGCATATCAGCGATGATGTACGTGGCTTTATCGCGCTGTTCTTTGTAGGTAATGGCGTTATCACGGTAATGATTAACAGCCCATGACAGGCAGACGATGATGCAGATAACCAGAGCGGAGATAATCGCGGTTACCCTGCTCATTGCTGCCCCCACAAACAGACCTCACGCTCAATCTCACGACGAGTCATCAGGCCTTTCCATTGCTTACCGCCAGCGTATGTCCAGCGACGTAGCTGGTCACATGCGCCCTTGATATCGCCCTGGTTTATTTTGCGAAGAAGAGTAGATGTTCTGAAATTGCCTGCGCCCACGTTATAGACGAACGAGTAAAGAGCGCCGCGCGTTGTTTCCGGTATATCGACTTTGATGTACGGGTTAATTTGTCTGGCGACAGTGGCAAGGTCTTTATTCAGGAGGGCTTTGCATTCTGCTTCGGTATACGCTTTACCGAGCATAATGTCTTTTCCGGTGTGCCCGTAACATACAGTCCATACGCCAACGATATCTTTATATGGTATGTAGCTGACACCTTCCAGACCATCGTCACCACTCGGACCAGTGATGAGCACAGACGCTATGGCAACAGCCCCACCACCAATAGCAGCTGCAACAGCCTTGCGTAATGATGGCGACATTATTCACCTCTCGCAGCCTTACGCTTATCTTCTTTAATCTTGAAATAAAGGTTTGTCAGGTACGTCAGCAGGCCAAATACCAGACTACCCAGCACACCTATTGCCGCCCACTGTGATGGCGTGACTTTATCGAGCAACTGTAAAAACCAGTAGCCAGCACTGCCTGCAGAGGTGCCATAGGCGACACCTGTTGTTAACTTATCCATTGATTTCATATCCTCACCCCGATGTACACGGATGGTGCAATATGTTTGAAAAGATCGGAGTCTACGGGTTAGTTTTTACAGCAAACGTTGTTCTCAACGACGCTCAAAAAACAGAAAATTAAAATAATGTGGTTAAATATTTTAAAAGAAAAACCATCTATTAAATAATAATGCGGGATATATTTTTCTATTTAGTGTAATGTATACGGCCATTTATACAGGAAAAGCCTATGTCAGAACGTAAAGACTCAAAATCACGCCGTAATTATCTCGTAAAATGTTCCTGCCCAAACTGTACCCAAGAATCAGAACACAGTTTTTCTAGAGTACAAAAAGGTGCCCTTTTGATCTGCCCTCATTGCAACAAAGTATTCCAAACAAATCTTAAAGCTGTTGCCTGAGTGTTTTGATTACTTACAAAGAGTTTTTATATTTTAATAATATATTTAAATCAGATAATAAAAAACCCGCCTGCGCGGGTTTGAGATTGTGGTGCTTTTTGTGGTAGTTACCCACTTACGCACTTTGTATTGCTATGCCAGCAGTTAGCTTCTACTGTAAAACTATTCATGCAGCAAACCTGCACTTCACCACAAAATGGGATTCAATACCCACAACTCTATCTGCATCTCTACTCAGGCATCAGCCTTCTTCGTTATCGTATACAGACAAGCTATGAATTTTAATCAGTAATAATGACATTTGCTGCTGCAGGACCTTTAGCACCACTCTCTACAGAGAAGGTAACCTTTTGGCCTTCAAATAAGGTTCGATAATTATCATTCTGAATTGCAGAAAAATGCACAAACACATCTTTACTACCATCAACAGGAGAAATAAAGCCAAAACCTTTATCAGCGTTAAACCATTTTACTAAACCAGTCATTTTATTTGACATTCTACATTCCTTAACTTGAGCCTTTCGGCATAAATGATTTGTATAACAGAAACGACTTCGTACTTAATTGGAGAGACTCAAAGAAGGAATAAGTGAATAACACCTGAAATGAGAACTGCTTTAGTAAACTACTTCGTATATCGTCTGTTCTTCAAACCGACGCAGCCATTAACGCATAGTTGTACACTTGGAAGCAATGTTTATTTTAGACATCCAGCCACCTCCCCATTTAAAACACAAAACCCGCTCATTAGCGGGTTTTCTACTTTTTCTCAACACCGGACATACAAAGCCCATCGTTGAGAAAATCCTATCCATATTTTTTGAAAAATGCAAGCATCATGTCGATATCTTCGGCGAAAATTATTTATCTTGTCACCTTTCTCAACTGTGCTTCTGCATATGCTTCTTCCTGCCAGCACTTTGTAACCAGTTTATCAATAACATCAGCATACCCCTTGTACCACTGATAATCCGTCAGGTCCGGTACCAGTTTCTGGACATGATGCCGCGCCAGTGTGGTTGGTAAACGGCTAAACCGGTTTCCATTGCAACGCCCACAAATCTTATAAACAGGCGTGCCATGAAGCCGGGTCCTTTTTTCATCCAGGACAATACCTTTACCCTTACACCCTCTGCACGCTGTGCTGACTTCTCCCTTACCATGACAATGCTGACATAGTTCCTTCACCCACTCTTCCTTGATAACGGATTCCCCGCTTCTGGAATGTTTCACCACTTCGCGCAATACATTATGAAATCCCGTACCAGCACAATGCTCACAGCGAGCCTTACTTGCCGCAGACCTGGAATAATCAGCAAAGGCAAAATTCACGAGGTAAGGAATAATCTGTAACCGTGTTTCTGCACTCAATTTATTCAATGTCGGGTTATCCAGTGCCATCGCGTAATTGAGCAGACCTTCAATCGCAAACTGAGGGTCCTGAACACCAACTTTTGCCAGGAATAAGGCAAACCCAAGCGGTGCTTTCGACTGCACCATCCCCTGCGCAGCCATCACATCCGTAATTGATAAACCACCTGAGTCTGTCGCCGGTGCGTCATCGCTCAATTTTGGAGATTTTGGGGAGTAATATTTTGGTAAGGCCTCAAGATTCATTCTCGCTCTCCATTTACACCAGCACGCCAATTGGCAGCAAAAAACAATAAAACGGCATCAACCGATCGTTATCTCTGGCTTCATACAATTGTCTCTGCCAGTGTTTTGGCGTAATTCTTCAGTATCCGGTAATCGGTCAAAACAGAACCGGGAAACGATATAAGCGCAGGCGCCCCCAGCGGTAGCGAAGGAGTTCTGCCATATATGACTCACACATCATTCATCCCCCAGTTCGGTGATGATCAGTTCCAGCTTTCCACCCTTGGTAACGGGCATTTTCACAACGCGATAATCAACGACCTGAGCATCATCCAGCCAGAAACCTGCTTTGGTGAGTGCGTCAAAAGCTGCTTTTTGCAGATTATCCAGGTCACGGCGACGGCGATCCGGCATGTGGCACTCAATACGGATTTTCACTGGCATAGCCAGACCGATATCCAGCATGGAGCCTTTGATGATTCGGGCGACGTTATCGCGGTATACCTGCCCCTCTGCGCTGATGTGCGTGCGCCCGCGATTATGGCGGTAGTAGCGGTTATTGCTCGGCGGCCAGGGTAGTGTGATGTAGTAAGTATTCACGCCTTGATTACCCCCTCTTTCAGCCAGATAACCTGCGTTCTCGCCATACCTTCCAGCGCGCATTCTTTTGCATACTCAGCATCGACAAAATGTGTGCGGCGGTCGATTTCGTCGTGACAGGCAGAACATGCAATGGTGGCAATCAGGTCTGGCGGTTTGATACCGGTACCGCACAATCCAGCCAGCCGGATATGTGCCAGTACAGACGTTTCAGGATTGCCATTACATACGCCAGGGATTCTTACCTGGCATTCCCGACCACGCGCTGCTTTTCTCAAATCAGCCATGATTCCTCCTTGCTGCCAGTCGCAACCATTTTTTATCAACCAGGCTGGCGGTATATCCGAGCAGTGTTGGTATTTCGGATGGTTTCAGCTCAGGCTTACGCTTACGACGATTTGGTACTCTGTAGATGTGTCCGCTCATGACACGAATAAGCGGTGTAGCCATTACGCCTCCTGCTTGTCGCGCAGCAGCTGGAACTCGCAGCTCTGCGGAATAGTCAGGTGGCAGCCAATATTCATCGCCCAGGCTTCAACCTTACACAGGAAGACATACATCTCTCCGGTATCAAGATCGGAGGTATGGCGTAACGACTGGATCGTAGTGATTTCGCCGGTTACGACATCAACCAGGTCCTTGGTTTCATAACCGAGGTATGTGTGTTTGAGTGCATCTTTTACCCATACTGCAGTAGCGAACGTTTTACCCCTGCTGATGAGGTACTCACTGATTTCGCTGTACCACATGTGGCTGAGTGCATTCTGGGAAAGACTGCGTCTCTCGCGCCACGGTTTAAGCACCATGCGAAAGCATTTGCCATCCTCCAGATAAGGCTGGATCTGCTGACCGATAGCGGTGAAGTTGCCGCGATGTAATTTGATGCCGTCTTGTGGGAGGTTCACGCTTCACCTCCGCAGAGGTCAAACGTTGGATGCAAAAAATCGCAGGTGCATTTCTGCATCTGTGAAGGGAGAAGAGAGTTTAGATTGTGTGTGCGCATAAACGTCCCCGTTTAGCGCAGAAGTCACCGGAGGTGTTCAGGCTCCGATGACATGATTATGGCGAGTTGATTATGGAAAATCAATTGAAGATGAAATTCAACAATGCCCCATGGTGCTATGGCGCTCAATTAATTATATAACTTCAGAGAAAACTGATAACCCATTGATGATGACATTAGCTCAGACTAAGAAGACTGACAACGGGGACGAACATGAACAGCAACGCCTGACATAGGTAAATCTCAAAAGCGAATCATATAATCCTTACCCCATCACTCAGAGACATCGCATAATAACATTCATACCACTATATAACCTCCAAATAACAACAACAATTCATTGGTTGCATTAATATCAGCGTGTTCCGTTGTTCAGGAATAAAACTTTTTATTTAACAAACAAAGAGAGTTCAATGATGAGCAAAATTACAGGCGTGTTAGTTGATAGCCATATCTATGATATTAAAAATGATATGGAGAGTGGTTACTGTTTCCCTAACAGTTTGTTCCCAGGAGCAACCTTCAAGATGGTCATTGATAATGACCCTATTAATAATGACAAGGTAAAATGGACCTGTAGCACTAATGCAGACAATAATGTTCTGGCGGTTAGCCAGGATGGCACAGTAACTTTTCCGGGCGTAGATGAAAAGTGCGTTGGGAAGATTTTTGTCATTTTCGCCACTGATAAATCAACAAACAAATCTGCCGGCATCTATGTTTTTATTGTGAAGCGTTTTTTCAAATACAGCATTGAACTTTATAACTCAGTTAAAGATATTTTACCGTGGATTGAAAACATGAACGGGAATTTTCCTGAGGCACGTGACATCTATAGTTACGATTATGATAACTATAGTGGACCGCATATTATCAATCGAGAAGTTAACGCAGGGCTTTACCAGGAATGGGGCACGTTATCTAATAGTGGATGGGACGCAAGTTGTGAGCTTGAGGGTATTTGTAGCATTTACGCTTTTGATAAAGACAATAATACTTATTATTGCCTGCGTGATTATGGAGAAATAGAGTGTATTGATCGTTTTTGCGTCGCTCAGGCAGTTGCATCCTACGGAGAATCCATCGACTGATTGTGTTTTTTCAACTATCATTTGCATTATTACAGCGTAAAGATTCACTGAAATTATAAAATTTAACTTGCGCAAAACCACCCGTTCAGCGGGTGGTTCTCATTTTTATCCACTATGTATATGAAGCTTAAAAAAATAAACGGACTTAAGCGCTCCTTTTTATATTGCTACAAACAATTAATTCTCGACACCTAATAACTAAAGCCCCGCCCCCATATACCGCCAATACCCGTTTCATAACAAAATGCTGGTGACATTTCTCACCGGAAACTTTATTGCTACTGCTCAGAACGCAAATGCGGCAATACTCGGCTCCACTTATCATCCTGCCACGGCTGGAATCTTACATGTGCCGTTTCTCTGGCAAGGATTTCGCGCGCCTTATGTAGTATCTGGGGATATTCTTGCTCAATAGAAGTAAAGCGACCGGCTTCGCGATGCTCCGCAACCTGAAGAAGTGGAGTAACATTCTGGCAGGCGGTTAACATCACATCCCCTGCTCGCCATAACCAGGCGAGTGTGCAAAGTTCGTTATCAGTGAATTGTTTTGTGATTGGGGATTGTTGAACTTCTCGATCGAGAATATCCAGAACCCAGCGGCGGAATTCTTTGGCTACAGGAGTGCGGGCGAACATAGCGATCAAATGGGCACCACGGAGGGAGAAAATGCGTATTGTTTTCTGGTAGTTCCCTGAGACACTCAAATTGAGGGTCTCAGTCATATCTGCCCTAAATTCATCGGAATTTCGATCGTAGATCTGAGTTACGGCATCAGATTTTTTATATCCGAGAGCTTGAGCAATCTCAACGGCAGTAAGCCAGATACTGTTGTTGTGTTTAACAGGATGGAATTTTGTTTGATGAAAGACTAGTTGTGTGCTCATGATGATTACCTATAAATCAAGTTAACCACCACCGCTGACGCCAATCAGTTTGGTGGTGAGACATGTAGGGTTGGCGTAACCGGGGTAATCAACCGGCCCGACCGAAGTCGGCCCTACACGCCCCACCATAATTCAGATGTGCGTATGCTTACGACAATAAAAAACACGCTCGCGGCGTGTAGTAGTCGCGATTACCTTATCCGGGACGCCAATCCCGTGTGCCGATTTTGCGGCAACGCACAGAATATAGCGCCAGATATTAGTTATCGTCAACCTCACTGATTTCCTCCCCCCGCCGCATAAACAAATAAAACCCGCTTCATCGCGGCACTCTGGCGACACTCCTTGAAAATCAGATTCGTGCTCACCTTTCCTTCCCGTTCTTCCCTGGTAGCGAACCTGTAATACACCGTTCGCCAGACCTTACCATCAATGACCAAGATTCCTGCCCGCGCCATTTTAGCCGCAGCCTGATTTATGCTGGTTACTGTTGCGCCTGTTACCTCAGCAACGTCCTGCGCACAGAAGCTCTTATGCGTCCCCAGGTAATGAATAATTGCCTCTTTGCCCGTCATACACTCGCCCCTTTCAGCCCAAATTTCGCTTTGATTTCGGCGATCTTCGCCAGCGCCTGAACACGATTAAGCGGCCTGCCATCCATGACAGGAAGTTGTTTTACTGGTTCAGGTATCGCCTCTCCACGGTTAATTCGCGCGGTCATACAGGCCAGTTCATCGGCAGCCTTGCGCCGTAATTCCGCATCAGTAAGCGCATTGGCCCGCATGTTCTGGTACAGGTTGGTAACCAGCCAGTAGTGCGCGTTTGATTTCCACGGATAAGACTCTGCATCTGGATACAGGCCACGCTTCCGGCAATACTCATAAACCATATCAACCAGCTCGCTGACGTTTGGCAGCCCGGCGTTAACGGATGCTTCTTCCCGGCACCAGGCGACAAACTGCCCGGGTGATGGCAGGAATGGTCGATTCTGCCGACGGGCTACGCGCATTCCAGCGTTAACCTGTTCCATCGTGGTGATCCCATTTTCCCGGAAAGCCAGAACCCACTGGCGGCGGATTTCGTTCAGTTCGTTCTGGTCACGGTTAGCCAGGCTCGCCGGGAAAGTTGCCAGTAACTGGCTGAACACACCATTGATAATCTGCGCTACCTGCTGTACCTGCGGCTTTTCGTCGTACTGTTCCGGCATGTTATTGGCGATCCGGCGCATCTGCTCACGGTCAAAATTAACCATCTGTGCGGCGATGTTTTTCATAGCTCCACCCCGTAAATCCAGTCAGTGTTCGTCAGGTCGAGTTTTGGTTTTCCGGCTGTCACGCCAGCCTGTTGCTTGTTACGGTTGATTTCGAGTTGGGTCCACTTGTCGCGGAGTTTGGCCGGACTTAGCACGTTACCGGACCAGAAGTTGTCCTGGCATGCCCAGCGGAACAGCACGCACATGTCGCGGTGGTTACGTCCGTCACGTTCACGCATCAGGCGGATATCGTTAGCCCACCCTGCAAAATTCGGTTTTCTGGCTGATGGCGCGATGGTCTTCACCATGTCAAACATCCACTCTGCGGCGGTCAGGTCTTCTGCTGTCCCCCACTTGCTGCCGCTCTGAATCGCAGCATCCGGTTTCACCACAGGAAGGTCGTTTTCTGGCTGGTCAGAGGATTCGCCAGAATTCTCGGACGAATAAGGTTTTATATTGTCTTTTGTTAGTTTGTCTTTTGTGTTTACCTGATTCAGGTAAACGTCTTTACCTGATTTGGGTAAACTTTTTTTACCTGATTCAGGTAAATTTACCTCTTTCAGGTAAACTTTATTTTTCTTACCTGATTCGGGTAATGTTGACCATTCACTGACCACATTATTAATGCCGGTATTCCGCCCGCTCTGAATAAAAATCCCACGCTTTACCAGAACACTTTTTGCAGCAGAACACTTGTGCGGCAATATCCCGGTTAACTCGGAAAGTTGCTCGTTGCTCACCCAATCCATTTTTTTATTAAAGCCATATGTTTTGCGCATGACAGCCAGGAAGACCAGAAGCTGGTGCTGTGTTAATCCGGCCAGCATCACAGCTTCCAGCAACTCATTAGCAATGCGCGTATAACCATCATCGAGATCTGCCACGCGCGGCTCCTTTTGTGCCACATCCGGCACTGGAAAATTGAATATCTCAGCAGTGTTTGCCATAATTCCTCCCGCAATGAGTGCGTTACGATTTGCACCTGAAAGTCGGTTCTGTTCCAGCAGACCGGCTTTCGCCATTTCTGAACCTGTCATATTGCCCCCAGCATGGTGGTGACCATCGCCATCAGTGGACCAGCCAGATCTGGGTCCACACGAAACATCGACACAATACCTTCACTCATTTCCTTCAGTTTCTGGTGGCGTGGTGCGTTGAGAATGACCGCCTGCTTTGCCTCACTGAGTTCCTTTTCCATTTCAGCCAGCCGAGCCATAAAGCTATCCTGCTCAACCAGGTGGCCGCGATATTCCAGCGGTAGTACCGCCAGAATTGCCGGGGTCAGTTCACGCACGTTATTTCGGTATTTTTCAGAATCGAATTTGTTATCGAGGAAGCGGAACAACTTCTGGCGTGCACGGCTGACATCATCAGGGAAATCGATGGTGCCGCCGCCCAGCTCCCGATACTCATTCACAATGAGTGCGGCAACAACATCCTGATTATCTGCAGCCGACCAGGCGCGAACGGCATCACGGATTTTTTCGTGGCCTGGCGCCTGTTTTGTTTGAGAACGATTTATCACCGCAGTCGGGCTAAATCCGCTAGTCTGTTGGTATGTAAGTGGTTGCATAGTAATTGCCTTATCAGTTAACGCCGCAGATTAGGCGGCAGAATTACTCGCGTTAAACAATGGTGCGAGGTCGGGACGAATATCTGCTGGTTTAATCTTTCCACCAGTGGCTGAGACAATTTTCATTACATAGCGGGCATCAATTCCGCCACCGTGTAGCCAACGCCAAACCGTGGGTTGGGCTACACCGCAGAGATCTGCCAGTCGTTTTTGACTACCTGTAATACTGATTGCGAGTTGAATGGTTTGATTTGTCATTATCAATTCCTATTGGTATTGCAATAAATAGATAATAGCAATGCGTATTAACTCAAGCAATAGCAAAACGTTTTTGACCATCAATACGCAAGCGTATAAATTAAAACTTATGAAAAAAGAAACTCTTGCTGATCGCTTAAACCTAGCGATGGAACAATCTGGAATGTCTCAAGGCGCTCTTGCAAAGGCGTCTGGCGTAGCTCAACCCACAATCTGGAGACTGACAAGCGGCAACGCGCGCGGCTCAACAAAAATTGTTGAAATAGCTAATGCATTGGGTGTTCGAACAGAGTGGCTCTCGTCAGGCATAGGCCCGATGAGAAATGACGGTCAACAATCAGAAAAGCCTGCTGTCAACCATTCCAAATACTTCAAGATTGACGTTCTTGATATAGAAGTCAGTGCCGGGCCGGGTGTCATCAATCGTGAGTTTGTAGAAGTTCTACGCTCGGTTGAGTACTCGTTTGACGATGCTCGTCACATGTTCGATGGCAGGAAGGCGGAAAATATCCGCATCATTAACGTGCGCGGTGACAGCATGTCAGGAACGATCGAACCAGGTGATCTGCTGTTCGTTGATATCACAGTTAAATCTTTCGACGGTGATGGTATCTATGCGTTTCTGTACGACGACACAGCCCATGTAAAGCGCCTGCAAATGATGAAGGATAAGCTGCTGGTTATCTCTGATAACAAGAGCTACTCACCGTGGGACCCGATCGAGAAAGACGAGATGAACCGAGTGTTCATCTTCGGTAAAGTCATTGGAAGCATGCCGCAGACATATAGAAAACACGGATAATTTTTTTGCCAATTTATTTGTTGTATATTCAAAACAAAGGAAATGTCAATGAGAAAACTATTCGTTACAGCAGCTATTCTGATTAGCATCTCTGGATGTGCTCAGAAAATAGATCCCCAAATTGCCGCACAAGCTCAACAACCAGTTTACTGTCAAGGTAAAGAGCAATGCGATACATATTGGTCGAGAGCCAAAGCTTGGATAGCAATGAATTCTGGTTGGAAAATTCAGATGGCAGATGAAACGGTAATTTCCACATACACTCCTATTGGAAATAGTGCCGTGCTTGGATATCAGGTTGTAAAAACACCTTTAGGAAACGATAAGAACGAAATTGTTGTTCAAACTTCATGCGCAAATATGTTTGGATGCATTCCTAGCGCTGTAGAGCAAACTGCAAAGTTGAAAAATTACATTAAAGCCCAATAATCCCTCCCCCCTGACGCAATTGTCGGGGGTATCCCTCCTCAATACCATTGTTATCAACGCTTACAACTATCTTCGTGGCAAGTAATTTGGCCTATCTAGTTCTCCGTAATGTTTTCATTGTTATCAATTGGTTATTTAATTGCAAAATCCATTTTGAGTCGAATGTCACAAAAAACCTCAACATTAAATTCTTTTCAGTATCAACAGCATAACAACAAACGCTATCGCTCGATACTTATACGTATTGATATAATCAATAGCAATAGGTATTATAAATCCATCACAACGGCACAGGAATGCGGCAATCTCCTGATTTACCGCTTCACCGTTGCGATGACCGCTTAGATCCGCAGCTTGAATTTCAGCAGGCTACGGGGAGTGCGAGGGGTGAAACGGACGCGTGAACGTCGGTGTGACCAGCTGAAATCAACTCGATACTTCATACCTCAGTCGCTTCAACGAGGCGGCTTAGTTATGACACCGGCGGCCATCCACCGCCTGAATACGCGCAGAAGTCTCTATATGTTCAGCAGCCCAGCTTACGGGCAGGGGTTTTTATGGTTCATCAACATTACGGAGCGCAGACCGTTAATCGCGGTGCGGTCATGCCAGGAATGCTGGTCAAACACAAAGATGGTACCTGGACAGCATCAGCTAATTTACGCGGACGGCTTTATCTGCATCGCGGCATCGAGCGCACTTATACCCGTGACTTGCTCGTGGAAGTTTTTCTTGACGGACGCGGCAACGGCCTGAATCACTAATCCCCTTTCCTGTTTTTCTAATCAGCCTGGCATTTCGCTGGCGATATTTTCACAGCCATTTTCAGGAGTTCAGCCATGAACGCTTGTTACATTCAGGATCGTCTTGAGGCTCAGAGCTGGGCGCGTCACTACCAGCAGATCGCCCGTGAAGAGAAAGAGGCAGAACTGGCAGACGACATGGAAAAAGGTCTTCCACAGCACCTGTTTGAATCGCTATGCATCGATCATTTGCAACGCCACGGGGCCAGCAAAAAAGCCATTACCCGTGCGTTTGATGACGATGTTGAGTTTCAGGAGCGCATGGCAGAACACATCCGGTACATGGTTGAAACCATTGCTCACCACCAGGTTGATATTGATTCAGAGGTATAAAACGGATGAGTACAGCACTCGCAACGCTGGCAGGGAAGCTGGCTGAACGTGTCGGCATGGATTCTGTCGACCCACAGGAACTGATCACCACTCTTCGCCAGACAGCATTTAAAGGCGATGCCAGCGATGCGCAGTTCATCGCATTGCTGATCGTCGCCAACCAGTACGGCCTTAATCCGTGGACGAAAGAAATTTACGCCTTCCCTGATAAGCAGAACGGCATCGTTCCGGTGGTGGGCGTTGATGGCTGGTCCCGCATCATCAATGAAAACCAGCAGTTTGATGGCATGGACTTTGAGCAGGACAATGAATCCTGTACATGCCGGATTTACCGCAAGGACCGCAATCATCCGATCTGCGTTACCGAGTGGATGGATGAATGCCGCCGCGAACCATTCAAAACCCGCGAAGGCAGAGAAATCACGGGGCCGTGGCAGTCGCATCCCAAACGGATGTTACGGCATAAAGCCATGATTCAGTGTGCCCGTCTCGCCTTCGGATTTGCGGGTATCTATGACAAGGATGAAGCCGAGCGCATTGTCGAAAATACCGCATACACTGCAGAACGTCAGCCGGAACGCGACATCACTCCGGTTAACGATGAAACCATGCAGGAGATTAACACTCTGCTGATCGCCCTGGATAAAACATGGGATGACGACTTATTGCCGCTCTGTTCCCAGATATTTCGCCGCGACATTCGTGCATCGTCAGAACTGACACAGGCCGAAGCAGCGAAAGCTCTTGGATTCCTGAAACAGAAAGCCACTGAGCAGAAGGTGGCAGCATGACACCGGACATTATCCTGCAGCGTACCGGGATCGACGTGAGAGCTGTCGAACAGGGGGATGATGCATGGCACAAATTACGGCTCGGCGTCATCACCGCTTCAGAAGTTCACAACGTGATAGCAAAGCCCCGCTCAGGAAAGAAGTGGCCTGACATGAAAATGTCCTACTTCCACACCCTGCTGGCTGAGGTTTGCACCGGTGTGGCTCCGGAAGTTAATGCTAAGGCGCTGGCCTGGGGAAAACAGTACGAGAACGACGCCAGAACCCTGTTTGAATTCACTTCCGGCGTGAATGTTACTGAATCCCCGATCATCTATCGCGACGAAAGTATGCGCACCGCCTGCTCTCCCGATGGTTTATGCAGTGACGGCAATGGCCTTGAGCTGAAATGCCCGTTTACCTCCCGGGATTTCATGAAGTTCCGGCTCGGTGGTTTCGAGGCCATAAAGTCGGCTTACATGGCCCAGGTGCAGTACAGCATGTGGGTGACGCGAAAAGATGCCTGGTACTTTGCCAACTATGACCCGCGCATGAAGCGTGAAGGCCTGCATTATGTCGTGGTTGAGCGGGATGAAAAGTACATGGCGAATTTTGACGAGATGGTGCCGGAGTTCATCGAAAAAATGGACGAGGCACTGGCTGAAATTGGTTTTGTATTTGGGGAGCAATGGCGATGAAGCATCCTCGCGATAATATCCGGGTAGGCGCGATCACTTTCATCTACTCCGTTACAAAGCGAGGCTGGGTATTTCCCGGCCTTTCTGTTATCAGAAATCCACTGAAAGCACAGCGGCTGGCTGAGGAGATAAATAATAAACGGGGGGCTGTATGACTGATTTCACCGGAAGCAATACTCCTGCCGAACATCGCGACAGCTGGCGCACACCACCAGAGATTTTTGCTGCGCTTAATGCAGAGTTCGTTTTTCAACTTGATGCTGCAGCCAACGAAAAAAACCGGCTATGTCGGCTTTTTATCTCACAGGAGCAGAACACATTAACCACTTCATGGCCTGAAGCAATGGGATATGCCTCTGGTTATGTCTGGCTGAATCCACCATACAGCAATATTTCCCCTTTTGTGAAAAAGGCAGCCACTGAAAACAAATTCAGTAGTGTGGGATGTGTAATGTTACTGCCTGCTGACACATCTGTCGGATGGTTTCATGAAGCGATACAAACCGCCAGTGAGGTCAGATTCATCACGGCAGGACGACTGGCATTTATTAACCCACTCACCGGGAAACCCGTGAGTGGAAATAATAAAGGCTCGATGCTCATTATCTGGCACCCATACCCCCGTACACACTGCCACTTTACGACCGTTGATCGTGGCGAGTTGATGGCGTTCGGCTCAAGGATTCTTGCCCGTCGGGAGGCTGCATGACAACCACGGAATGCATTTTTCTGGCAGCGGGCTTCATATTCTGTGTGCTTATGCTTGCCGACATGGGACTTGTTCAATGACACATCAGCAAGAAAACGCCCTTCGCAGCATTGCCCGCCAGGCTAATTCTGAAATCAAAAAAGCCAGACAGCAGTTTCCGGATAAAAACGTCGATGACATTTGCCGTAGCGTACTAAAGAAGCACCGCGAAACGGTAACGCTGATGGGCTTCACACCGACTCATTTAAGCCTGGCGATCGGCATGTTAAACGGCGTCTTTAAGGAACGGTGAACATGAAAAGCAAAATCATCAGGGAGCTACAGGCTCCTTTTTTATTATTCGCATTCACCCTCACGCGTATTAACCAACAATTCAGGGATTAATGAGATGGCAGACCTCATTGATTCAGCATCAGAAATCGAAGAATTACAGCGCAACACAGCAATAAAAATGCGCCGTCTGAACCACCTGGCTGTATCCGCCACTCATTGTTGTGAGTGTGGCGATCCGATAGATGAACGAAGACGACTGGCCGTTCAGGGTTGTCGGACTTGTGCCAGTTGCCAGCAAGATCTGGAGCTTATCCGCAAACAAAGGGGGATTAAGTGATGGCTAACCTGCAACTTGCTGTTAAAAGTGAATACTTCGATGCCATGATTCGCGGAGAGAAAACGGAAGAGTATCGCCTTGTTAATGACTACTGGAAAAAGCGCCTCGTTAACCGCGAGTATGGCAGTCTGATCATCACGAAGGGATATCCGAAGCGTGACGATTTCAGTCGCAGAATTGATGTTCCGTATGACGGATATGAAGTGAAGACAATCACACATCCGCACTTTGGCGATAAACCGGTAAAGGTGTTCGCTATAAAGGTGAATATCAGCACTGAATATCAATCCGCACAACACAAGGCCAAGAATGTTCAGAGTGATTTACCCTAACACCTGGTACGTCGACCAACACGGCACTCCCTGCAAAATCCTGCGTTCCACTCACAACAAAGTTCACTACATCCGAAAAGGCAGAACATGTATCGCCAGCATGTTCCGCTTTAATCATGACTTTGAACCTGTGAATAAAGCTGATGCAGATCGGATAGCAGAAGAGATCGAAACGGCAGAACACATTAAGAAGTTACGTGACATGCGTTCAAAAAGCAGAGGTAACCATGGAATCATACAGCCTCACACTCGATGAGGCCTGTCAGTTTCTCAAGATATCCAGACCTACCGCTACCAACTGGATACGAACAGGCCGCCTACAGGCAACACGCAAAGACCCCACTAAACCAAAATCTCCTTACCTCACAACACGACAAGCCTGCATTGCGGCGCTTCAGTCTCCGCTGCATACTGTCCAGGTGAGCGCGGGTGATGGCATAACAGAGGAAAGAAAATGTCACTCTTCCGCAGAGGTGAAATATGGTACGCCAGTTTCACATTGCCGAACGGTAAAAGATTTAAACAGTCTCTTGGAACAAAGGACAAAAGGCAGGCGACAGAGCTCCATGACAAGCTAAAGGCTGAAGCATGGCGGGTCAGCAAACTTGGTGAAATACCTGATATGACGTTCGAGGAGGCGTGTGTCAGGTGGCTCGAAGAGAAAGCACATAAAAAATCACTGGACGATGACAAAAGCCGGATCGGATTCTGGCTTCAACATTTCGCAGGAATGCAACTAAGAGACATTACTGAATCAAAAATTTATTCAGCAATGCAGAAAATGACGAACCGGCGTCATGAGGAAAACTGGAAACTCAGGGCAGAAGCATGCAGAAAAAAAGGGAAACCAGTTCCAGAATACACGCCAAAACCAGCGTCCGTTGCAACGAAGGCAACGCATCTTTCATTTATAAAGGCCCTGCTAAGAGCCGCAGAGCGTGAATGGAAAATGCTGGATAAGGCACCAATTATTAAAGTGCCTCAACCAAAGAATAAACGGATCCGCTGGCTGGAGCCTCATGAAGCACAAAGGCTGATTGATGAATGTCCGGAGCCATTAAAGTCTGTTGTTGAATTTGCACTGGCAACAGGTTTAAGACGCTCGAACATCATCAACCTTGAATGGCAACAAATAGATATGCAGCGCCGGGTGGCATGGATAAACCCGGAAGAGAGTAAATCAAACCGCGCAATTGGCGTTGCGCTGAATGATACTGCATGTCGCGTATTGAAAAAACAAATCGGGAATCATCACCGTTGGGTATTTGTGTACAAGGAAAGCTGTACCAAACCAGACGGAACGAAAGCGCCAACAGTAAGGAAGATGCGGTATGACGCAAACACAGCCTGGAAAGCGGCGCTGAGACGGGCTGGTATTGATGATTTCAGATTTCACGACTTGAGACACACCTGGGCAAGTTGGCTGGTTCAAGCCGGAGTCCCGTTGTCAGTGTTACAGGAAATGGGAGGCTGGGAGTCTATCGAAATGGTTCGTCGATATGCTCACCTTGCACCTAATCACCTTACCGAACACGCACGGCAAATAGACTCGATCCTGAACCCATCGGTCCCAAATTTGTCCCAGTCAAAAAATAAGGAAGGTACTAATGATGTGTAACTTATTGATTTAGATGGTGCCGATAATAGGAGTCGAACCTACGACCTTCGCATTACGAATGCGACGTTATTATACTTTTACCCCTTTAAAAACCTACTCTTAAAACAATTAGTTCATTATAAAACATTAACTTATAAAACACACCTGTTGATAAAAATTGACAGGTGTTGATGTGTATTCCCCTAATTTACTTACACCAGCCGTTACATTATGGTGATGTAACCTTTCTCATCTGGAGCCCAAAAATGGCACTTCCGAGACAAAAACTCACCTTCGAGCGTATTCGAAAATTTGCTTTAACTGAAGGGAAAAACCAAGCATTTCTTTGGGATGCGGATGTAACAACTCTGGCATGCCGGGCAACTCGCGGAACAAAAGCTTTTGTGTTCCAAAGCGTATATGCGGGAAAAACCCTTCGCATGACCATTGGCAACATTAACGATTGGAGGATTGATGATGCCAGGGCCGAAGCCAGGCGGCTGCAAACATTAATCGATACTGGGATAGATCCGCGTATAGCTAAAGCAGAAAAAATTGCTGAAGCGGAATCACAGCAGGCTGAATCTCGTAAAACGAAGGTAACCTTCTCAAGCGCTTGGGAAGATTATCTTCAAGAATTGAGAACCGGAATCAGCGCAAAAACTAAACGTCCTTACTCTGCACGTTATATTGCCGATCACGTGAACTTGTCCAGCCGTGGAGGAGAAAGTAAAAAAAGAGGCCGGGGCCCAACCTCGGCTGGACCATTGGCTAGCTTGCTCGACCTACCGTTATCGGAACTAACACCAGAGAACATTGCCGCATGGCTAAGTACAGAAAGACAAAATCGGCCTACCGTCACTGCTCATGCCTACCGTCTGTTGCGTGCATTTATCAAATGGGTTAATTACCAGAAAAAATATCAGGGAATAATCCATGGCGATCTTGCACAAGATCATAACGTGAGAAAATTGGTTCCAGTATCAGCGAGTAAAGCGGGAGATTGCTTACAAAAAGAACAGTTAAAAAGCTGGTTCAGTGCCGTGCGTAACCTCAACAATCCCATTGCATCGGCCTATCTCCAGGTACTTTTACTCACCGGAGCGCGACGCGAAGAAATTGCGTCACTTCGGTGGTCTGACGTCGATTTCAAATGGTCAAGTATGCGGATTAAAGACAAGATCGAAGGCGAACGTATCATACCTCTTACTCCTTATGTCACTCACCTGTTACGCGCATTGGTGCAAACACCAAATTCTGACGTAAATAAGGAGGATTGGGTTTTCAGGAGTAATAGCAAAAGCGGCAAAATTATTGAACCGCGTTCCGCACACAATCGGGCCTTAGCTAAGGCTGAATTACCACACATCAGCCTGCATGGATTACGTCGTAGTTTTGGTACGCTCGCCGAATGGGTCGAAGTGCCAACTGGCATAGTTGCGCAGATTATGGGCCATAAACCTAGTGCTCTAGCTGAGAAACACTACCGTCGTCGTCCATTAGATTTGTTGCGTAAATGGCATGAAAAAATTGAGAGCTGGATCTTAGAACAGGCCTCTATTTATGAAAAAATCGAGTGTTGATACGCGTTGATTTCATTAAATATCAATATGTTACATTAACCCTGAAAAATAAAAGAGTTATTGACAGATATTGAAACTTGGATAAAAATCGCCTCATTAGTTCACGACCCTAGAGGAGAAATATCAGAATGTTTAATAGTTACAACCCCGTGTTAGATGATAGTCAAGAGATTCTGGCGAATCTGCTTGGACTGCCCGAGATCAATTTTGAAATCCAATACCATTCACCATCATCTAATGGACTCCCCATTGAGCAATGGTTTAAAAACCACTATAAGAAAGTCGCCCTTCATGTAATGGATCAGGCTATTTATCGGAAAAATGTACGAAACAAGGCATGCAAAATTGCTTTAGCTAACGTGATTTCTCGTTCAGTGCCATTTAAAACTCATACCTCGAGAGCGCATCGTAGTAGCACCAAGTCAGCAAAGGGATCTTTTTCCACCGGTTCAAGTGAAGGTGGTGATCCCGAGCCTGCAAGTGTACTCAGATCATCCTCCTTATTCTCTATCCTTTCCTTAAACGCCTCCTATCTCTTAAACAAAGCCTGCGTCCTACCTATTGCTTCATTTGCCCACGTTTTTATCTCCGGGGTGGCATCATGAGCAAATTTCAAATAAGTGAAGCATCATCTCCAAGCAACATCCGACTTGTTTCTACTAATGATTTAGCACAACTGTTGAATTGTAAACCGCAAACAATCAGAAAATGGTTGTGCCAAGATCAATTACCATCTGGTTTGGTAAGACCAAAAAAAATTAACAAAAAAAACTACTGGCTCTGGGATGACGTTCAAAGCTATATCCACACTCTCTTCGCTTCTGAAGAAAAACGATGAAAGGAGGTTATTATGTTAGATAAAAATTTCCCTGTACACACGCTGCCCTCACTAGCCAGAAATGCTGTCTATGAAGTAGAACAGCATACTCAAGCCCCACTATCATTGATTTCTTCAGCTATACTAAGTGCCATTTCTTTAGCCTGTCAGAATAGTATAGATGTATGTAGGATAAATAACATTACTGGCCCTGCATCATTATATTTGTTGACAATCGCCGATTCTGGAGAAAGGAAAACAGGTGTTTACAAACAAATATTTAACCCGATATATGAATTTGAAGAATTGTTATTTGAAAAGCATCTAAATGAAATGCTATCATACAAAAACACAATTGAAATAATAGATATTGAAAAGAAATTAATTATAGCAAAAATCAAGTCAGACATTCGCTGCAATAGAGATATTTCTGAGCATCGTAAAAGACTTGAAGAACTTCTTTCTTCTTACCCAGAAGAACCAATAAAATATAGGATGATATTTAATGACGCGACACCCGCTGCTTTAAAAGATTATCTTTCCGGTCATTGGCGTTCTGTCGGAATTTTTTCTGATGAAGCAGGAACTGTATTTAATGGCTATATCCTAGGTGACTTACCCTTCCTCAACAAAATGTGGGATGGTTCTACATACACACTGCAAAGAAAGAATGAACCGGATAGATTAATTAAAAATGCAACCCTAACAGCAGGATTGATGGCGCAACCTAGCGTTATTAGCAGATATATTAAAAATAAAGGTGATATAGCAAAGGGAATTGGGATATTCAATCGATTTTTGATTTGTCAACCTCACTCGAAACAAGGTTACAGAACAATAACTAACCCAGTCACTTCAAATGAACATCTTCCATTGTTTCATAAGAGATTAATGGAGATTATTAAGACAAACATTGCATCAAATAAAAACAGCAAACGGACCTGCCTCTACTTTTCTCCGGAAGCACAAGAAAGATGGATACAATTTCATAATCAAGTAGAGTCCGAAATGGGGATGCTTGGATTTGGATTATTTTCTGACATCAAAGATTATGCTTCTAAAATTGCAGAAAATGCAGCAAGAATATCAGCACTTCTATTTTATTTTAACCATGGGGAAGGTGATATTTCTTTAGAAGCCATAGAGGCAGCAATTGAAATTACACTTTGGTTTACAGATGAATATATCCGTATATTTTCACCTCCTAAGCTCCTAGATAAAAAAGAGGAACAAGTTGATTCTGAAGAATTATTTAACTGGGTTATAAAATATTGCGAAGACAACTCCATAATTTATTTTAACAAAGTGTTAATTTACTCCTTTGGACCTAATCGATTGAGAAGAAAGAAAGTCGCAGATGGTTTATTGGAAATTTTAGTTCAGCAAGGAAAAATCAGAATAGCTAAACGTGGAAGATCTTTATATATCGGTCCTGATATAGACTATATGCAATCTATCAGCACACAATACATCGTGTAAAAGTACAAAGCTAAATGCAGAGCGAATTGCACTCGTAATCTTTAGGCTGGAACAGACCTGATATAGGTAAATGGTGGTGGAAAGGTAATATATTGTCGTTTCTATTGATAACTAATAGAAGTGTTGTATGTGATTGCCAAAACATTAATTCATTTGCTCTATAGAAAAGATATTAATCAACATGCTCTTATTTAAGATAAGAGCAACTATGGTCTTATTATTATGAAAATCTATAATGGTACTCATGGCAATCATATCATCTCTTATAGAGACAATATTGCTACCGTGATTAACAATGCTATTCATCAATTCTCCAAAACTATGGCGTTAAGGGTTGATCTTCATTATCCGAAAATCCTTGATAATGGCGACACAGTTTGTTGTTTTCATAATCTTGAACCTGGAGCAATATCTCGCTTTATAAATTCATTAAAAGCTATATTAGCTGCTAGTGAAAACCGTAGAGTATGCGCTGGGATTAGAATAAAACCAAATTCAATACGCCAACTCTGGGCAAGGGAATACACGCAGAGTGGAAAATGTCATTTTCACACTTGTCTATTTTTCAATAAAGATGCTTACTATCACTTGGGTCATCATGAACATAGCGGTACGCTCACTAATATGATAACTAGAGCATGGTATAGTGCTCTTAATCTTGAACCTGAGGATTGCAGGAATCTGGTTCATTTCCCGGAGAATTGTAGATATGTATTGAATGTTAACGATCCGGATTTTGACATTGTGTATAACGACCTTCTCACCCGTCTAGACTATTTAACCAAGTTAGATACAAAAATATTTGGTGAAGGTGACAGAAATTTCGGATGCAGTCGAGGGTAGTTGGTTATAATACAACCCCATTAAATTCCAGTAAAAGTTTATAAGCACTTATATCATTCCATAATATAAATCCGAATATCATAAAAGATATTATTGATTTATCGCACTGCCAATGTGCCCCCGGTAACTTCGAAAGAAACTGCCCATCTAAAACTTATAGATGGGCAGTTTTATGCAAACATCACATATACTTCATTCTACGATTATCAAATGCAGGCATAGTTCCTTCAAGAACATCAACCACTTTGTTATTAATTACGCTACACTCAATAGCTCCTGGGGTATATGTTATTTTGTGCCCCTTTGTGCGATCAAACTCACAATGGATAATTTGCTCTGCATCACAAACAACTGCAAGATTCGGATTATGTGTAACCATAATAATCTGTCGTTTTTGCTTTGCTTCCGTTAAAACAGGTACAAGCAGGCTAACAATAGTTTCATTGTCAAGATTCTCTTCAGGCTGGTCCAGAATTATTGGTGTATTTCCTTTATCCACAAGCAGATAGAAAATCAGAAGTAAGGCCCCTCTTTGTCCAGGAGACAATTGTCCTATTTGAGCATCTTGAAACATTAATGTATATCTTGGCTCAAGGTACTCTAAGCCAAAAATAAGGTCATAAACTTCATTAGCTGTACGATCTTTGCGTAACAATGAAGCTACACCAACTGGATTCTTAGAAGAACTCTCTAGTTTTCTGTGCAATTCCTGGACAAACATGAGTAAAGATTCTTGGTCATTTAAATCATGTCGATCCATAAGGTCTTTAATTACTGAAAGACTCTCTGATTCGCCCCTAAATTCACCCGACGCTTGCTTAACAATGGAAAATAATCTATTTGAAATTAGATCTGCAGTGCTACTTAGTTCAGCTCTAAATTGTAGTTTGTATTCATCACGGATAAGAATATTATTTTGAATAAGTGATTGTACTGGTTCGAAAAGGGTTTCACGATTCTCTTTTTGCTCATTAAGAATTGTAAAAATTTTTCGAGTCAAATCGTTTCGTTTCTCATGTAATTCTAATCGTTGACTTGGAAGTTGCTCCAGTTTAGATATTCTATGCTTGATACCTTCGAGTGTATCTGGATCATCTTTGTTTCCTAATAATGCTGCATGTTTCTCACCCCAAGCTTTGAGCTGTTCTTTAAACAACTGGTATGCTTGTTGTGGGGCATTCAACTGTGCATTTAGTGGAGCTTTTTTCTCCAAAATTAATTGTTTACTAGCCACTTGGGTTAATTGACGTTCTTTGATTTCTTTTTCACGAAGTGAACCAGCATCGTCTAATGCAGAGAGAGTTTTTTCATCAACATCAACTCTAACTAAACTCTCTATATCCAAACCAAGGAGTTTAGCATCTGAATCAAACTCTGACACAAATTGATTAACTGCACGTTTGACGATTTCAAAACCAGCCTTAATATTCTTGCTTGCTTTTCTCTTTCCGGCTAACTTTGTAAGTTCTTCTAGGTCTGATTCTTGCTGCTTCTGTAACTTTTCTAATTCTTGATTGATGTTTGATAGCTGTTCAGATATTTGTTGTTGTTCCTGTGTAAGCTCATTAGATGGTTCAGGAACTTCTTCTGGCTTTGCTTTGATCAACTCTTCCAGTAATCTAACTTTTTGAGCCAACATTTCATCAAGTGCTTTTTTTGCTTCATCGGTCATTTGGCTCTCAATAAACATTACTTGTTCATTGAGTTTATGCATCTCACTACGATAGCTTTCTAGTTGGCTTCGAAGAGAGCTCTCCTGCTTTTCTATCAGATCTTCAAAATCATGAGCACCTAAGCGTATAGATTCATCTGCATGTGAGAAGATTACAGATCTTAGTTCTTTTTCAAATGCATCTGATTGGCCCGATACATGAGCATTACACAACTCTTCAAAATGGCCTTGTGGAATGTATTTTATTAATTCAACATTTTCAGTTGCTGGATTATCATTAAGGTTTTTTGTTAACTCTTTTTCATCACTCCATACTATTTTTGCATTGAAGTGACGTGCTGGCTCACCTGTTTTTCCTCTAAATCGATTTTCCTTTAGGAAGGAAAAATGATGACTTTGTTTAGAGTTACCAAGCAACGCTGCAATATCAGCCAATGCACTTTTACCACTACCTTTATTACCAATAATAGCGACTAAATCGTGATTTAAATGTATATCCGTATTGTCGAGCCAGGATTCATTGATTGATGAATCAATTGATTTTTTAACTTCTAGCTTTTCAATAAATAGACTTCTGTTTTCGCTTACTAATTTCCGTTTTTTAGGAATAGCACCAATAAATGAACGTTTTGCTGGTTCTCTTATTGCTTGCATTAATCCGTCAAATGTTGGATTAGCCTTTATCCATGTTGCCTTTCCTGAAGGGTAGTCACCATATCCTCGGCGATCATTGTTACCAGGTTCTCCAACAAAGCAGTGAGCATCACTCCCTGAAATAGCAAGTCTAGGTTTATTATTTAAAGCCTTTTGAAAAGCATCAAACCACCTTTCATTTTCAGGGACCTTTACACCAGCGAAAGCTGCCCACGTAGCATAATCCCTTGTTTCAAATATTGGTGATGTCTTGAAAAGAGTTAATGCGAATGCATAATGCGCGTTACGCTCAATTTCAGTAAGCCCATCATTGGTATCAAATGGCATGTACCCAATAGCTTGATTTTTGCTGACACTGTTAATTGCTTTTTGATAACTCTCACATGTAACCTCGGCTATTATTGAACCAGCCTTGAGAGCATCAGCATCAGATTGAAGAATCTTTTGTTGGTTGAGACTATGATGCCGCAATTTATCTGGTGCAGCCTCCCTAGCTATTTGGATTAAGGCTGAATCTGATAATGACTTATTTATTAGAGCAACCTCTAGTTTACTCTTGAAATCAATAAGCTCCTGATCTGGTATATGATCAGAAAAAAGAACGTGAGCATTTAGCCTTCCACGCATTGGCGCCATCAACCGCAATTCAATTCCAGGAAAAACGGTTTTTTCTAGCTTGGGGGCATCTTCTTGCGTCAATCGATGTTTTAACGCAAACCATCCATCAAAGGTCCAATAATCCATAATCGCAAATGCGATTGGTTCTGCTGCATTCATAGCATTGATCATTGCATCCACTAGTGGGGCGTTCTCTGGTGAGCGTGGATCTGACTTAAATCTCGGGCCATTCCAATGAAAAGATGCTGGAGTGTGAATATGTAAATCCCACTTATGCCATTCTGAACCCCGGGGATACTGGCTACTAACCATTTGCTTTTCCTTGTCATCAATAGAATTGGGCGAACGAACACAACCCAATACCTCTTGAAATTCAGTAAAAAGGGATATCAGGCTCAATTATTTTAACCAAATTCAATATGTTATCAACAGAATGATACTCTAGGATATCTTGAATAAGATCAACATCATATATGAATCCATTCTAAAAACATTAAGATATATATCATTCCCCTGAACATTTCCTTTTAAACGGTAAAACCATTTGGTTTTACCGTTTTATGTTTTACTTTTCAGCGGAGTTGAGATGAAAAAAATTGAAGGTCTACTTGACCTGCAGGACTCGCTTTCCGACCTGCCGCAATGGGCATCGGAGCGTATTCTGCAGCAGATAAACCAGCTTACTCACTACGAGCCTGTGATCGGCATTATGGGTAAAACCGGGGCAGGAAAATCGTCGTTGTGCAATGCCCTGTTTGCCAGTGAGGTTTCACCGGTTAGCGATGTAGTCGCCTGCACACGCGTCCCCTTACAATTTAGCCTGCAAGTGGGCGAGAGCGTTATGACCCTTGTTGATCTACCAGGCGTGGGGGAAAGTAGTTTGCGCGATACTGAATACGCCGCCCTGTATCGCGAACAACTTCCCCGGCTCGACCTGGTACTGTGGCTGATTAAGGCTGATGATCGGGCGCTGGGGGTGGATGAACAATTTTACCATCAGGTAATTGGGGAGGCTTACCGACATAAGGTGCTGTTTGTTATCAGTCAGTCGGATAAGGCTGAACCCACCAGCGGCGGTGATAAGCTCTCCAGGGAGCAAAAGCAGAACATCAGTCGCAAAATCTGCTTGCTGCATGAGTTATTCCAACCAGTAAATCCGATCTGTGCGGTGTCGGTTCGTCTGCATTGGGGACTGCGGGTGATGGCAGAGCGTATGATTCGTTGCCTTCCGCGTGAGGCCAGTAGCCCGGTAGCGGTACAGCTTAGTGCTCCTCTTCGTACCGATGCCGTTAATAAAAAAGCCCGTGACGATTTTGGTGAAACAGTAGGCTCGGTACTGGACACTGTAAGTTCCCTGCCACTCATACCGGCCCCGGTTCGGACAGTTATCCAGTCTGTACGCAACATCGTGGTATCAGTCGCCCGTGCAGTCTGGGATTTCTTCTTCTGAACATTAACCATTCCAACCCGTAGTTTCCTGAGCCCTGCCGCGATTTTGCGGCGGGGCTTTTTGTATGTATTTTCCATCATGAGGAGTCTGCTTATGACCCGTCTGGCTTCGCGCTTTGGCGCAGCAAATCTTATCCGTCGTGACCGGCCGTTAACCCGTGAAGAGTTGTATCGCGTGGTACCCAGTGTGTTCAGTGAGGAGAAGCATGCGTCCCGGAGTGCCCGGTATACCTGGATACCAACAATTACTGTACTTGAAAACCTGCAGCGCGAAGGCTTTCAGCCGTTCTTTGCCTGCCAGACTCGAGTACCTGACCCAGGGCGTCGCGAGCATACAAAGCACATGCTGCGCCTGCGTCGGGAGGGGCAGATTACCGGTAAGCAGGTCCCGGAAATTATTCTGCTCAATTCTCACGACGGCTCCAGCTCGTATCAGATGCTACCGGGATTATTCCGTGCGGTATGCCAGAACGGACTCGTCTGCGGTGAGTCGTTTGGCGAGGTGCGTGTGCCGCACAAAGGGGATGTGGTGAGTCAGGTGATCGAAGGAGCGTATGAAGTGCTGGGGATTTTTGACCGTGTGGAAGAGAAGCGGGATGCCATGCAGTCGCTGATGCTGACGCCACCTGCACAACAGGCTCTGGCACAGGCTGCACTGACGTACCGTTTCGGTGAGGACCACCAGCCGGTGACAGCACCTCAGATACTCTCCCCACGCCGCTGGCAGGATGAGAGCAATGATCTGTGGACCACATACCAGCGTATTCAGGAGAACCTGATTAAGGGCGGGCTCAGTGGTCGGAGTGCAAAAGGTGGGCGAACGCATACCCGCGCCGTGCGTGGTATCGACGGAGATGTGAAGCTCAACCGGGCTCTCTGGGTGATAGCGGAAGCGATGCTGAGTGGGTTTCAGTCCTGAGCTTGTTATCAGTATGTTGGGAAAGGACACTCCCTGTCCGTTTTACCACCATTGGATTGAGTGTTTTATCACCGTATTTCACGGTGTGCCGCGTCGGGCCTGCCTCCGGTGGCAGAGAAAAAATAGTTCATTCCGTGTCCATACCCTGTCCGCCCCCCTCTTTAGAATCATTTCATATTCAGTCAGTTAATTATTACGGAGATTCGAGATGACACAGGCAGAGCGCCGTCACGACCGGCTGGCTGTCAGGCTGTCACTGATAATCAGCCGCCTGGTTGCCGGTGAAACGCTGAACATGACGCGACTTGCTGCAGAGTTTGGTGTGTCAGTCCGTACCCTGCGACGGGATTTTCGTGAACGGCTGCTGTACCTCGACCTTGAGTATCGACGGGGGCAATGCCGCCTGCGTAGCACCGGTGGGGGCGTACAGGGCGAGCTCGATGCGCTGACCTTCGCGCACCGGGCCGGACTGGCCGATATTTTTCCGGGGCTGGACCGGCGTCTGGCGGGCATGCTGCTCACTGCAGGAGGGATGCCGTGCCTGGTGTGGCAGCCGCCACAGACTATATCACCGTCCATCTCACTGGTGTTCTACCGTCTTGTCAGTGCCATTACCGCCTGCAAGCGGGTACTGCTGCTGGCCGAGGGAGAGCGCTGTGACGGGCTGGCCCCGTACCGCCTGATATCACTCGACGGCTGCTGGTACCTCACTGGTGAACTTAACGGGCATATCACCGTGCACCCTCTGGCGACCATCCATGCGGTGACAGTCCTGAACACCACTTTTACCCCGCGAAAACGTCTCAGCCAGTTAACCACACAGGCGGGCTTTATCCGGGCTCTTCCGCACTTCAGCTGTATTCGTGAAGTCCTGTCTCCTGGGCCCTCTGAGGAGGAGCAGGGCAACACACTGATTTAATTACCTCTGTTAAGAAGGAAAAACAATGACCTGGCATTACGAGAAAAATGGCATACGTCACGACAATGTGACCGAAGACGACATCACTGGCCTGATTGCGCGCGGTGAACTCACCGCTGCCACGCTGGTGTGGCGACAGGGCATGACAGACTGGCAACCGGTCTCCGCCACCCCGCTGGCTTCAGCGCTGCTCCACAGCACTACACCACCAGCGCTGCCGGGGAACCGCATTCCGGGTGCAGTGGTATGGACGCTGGCATTTGCTCCCTTCATTGGTTATGCGCTCGAGCTGTGGACTGCAGGGCTGAACGGAATGTCTTTTGACGAGGCATATGAGGCTGTCTCGGGCGGGCAGTACTGGTTTATCACGCTGCTGCTCAATATCGCTCTGGGGTATCTCGATGAACGACGCCTGCGTAAGGCCGGAGTGGACACCGCCACGTTCGGCAAACTGGCCTGGCTGGTGCCGTTCTATCTGTGGCGTCGGGCGAAAAACCTCGGTCAGAAACCGGCTTACTTCTGGGTATGGCTTGTGATGCTGGCACTGACTGTATGGGCCTGAATCACCGCTACCTGATACTTCCCTGTTAAGGACCAACGTAATGAAAACACTGATTAAAATACTGGGCATTACCGGCAGCCTTCTGCTTTGTGCAGGGGCTCAGGCCCAGCCCTATAACCGGACGCTACCTGCTGTCGTCAATGACAACAACGGGAATATTTTCTGGTGTGATGCGCATCGTCAGGTTACCGGAAAATGCGAAGCCATGTCTGTTGACCGTCAGGGCGGGATGGTCACGGTGCGTTCAGCACCTTTTAAAGACTGCGAAGGCGGCCTGTGGGGCTGGATAACTATCATGCGCAACGATGTGTCGAAGGGATTCACCATTACTCCGGACAAGAAGTTCGGTCTCACCGTAAAAGACCTGTGCCGTCCGGGCACAGTAGTGACCTTTATGCCCAACCAGAAGAAGCCGGAATATGACGACCTGGTGGCGTTGTACCAGGGCAAAGAGCTGTTTCGCTACCGGCGCTTCTGATAACACCCGATACCTACCTCCCTCATTTTGCCCGACAGCGGGCTGGATTAATTCAGGAAGAAAACCATGCTGAAAATAATGACCTCTGCTGTACCCGCTCTCATTCTGTCACTTGCCGCATTCAGTGCCGGTGCCGCTCAACTTCCGGCAAGCCTGATGGATAAAGACAATCCCGGCCAGGAGTACTGGTGCCAGGGAAACGACATCAACACCTCCATGTGCTCACTGACCGGTGTCAGCGACGACCATAAATTTGCCCTGATTCAGGACCTGCCGGGCCCGGCCTGTGAGGACTTAAGCTTCGGGATTATTGATCTGGTGCGTCAGACCGGCGTCAACATTCCTTACGATGGTGGTGACTGTAAGGGCGATGTGCAGGCCGGTTTTGTGCGAGGCACGAAAGATAATGCCCTGTATGTGAAAATTGTCCGGGGCAGTAAAACCCTGCGGCTGTATAAGGTACAAACCGGTTACTGACAATCACCCGACACCTGCATACTCCCAAAGCCCCTGACGCGTCTGCGTCAGGGGCTTTTGCTTTTAAGGTACACCGAATGTCTGAATCTCATATGTTGCCACCGGGACCGTTCACCCGACAGCAGGCTGAAGCGGTTACCTGCCGGTATAAAAATATCGCTATTGAAGATGACCAGTGCAGCCACTTCCGCCTGGTGGTTCGAGACTCTGAAGGTCGAATGGTCTGGCGGGCGTGGTGCTTTGAACCTGATGCCGGTGAAGGGCTTAACCGTTATATCCGCAAGTCAGGCATCCTCAGAGCATCCTCCTCCTGACCACACCCATTCATCATCCCTGCATGCCCTTTATTTCCCATACGCCAGCCATCGTCGCTGGCGTTTTTATTGACGGAGAATATCCATGACGACACAAACTAAACGCGAATTGATGTCCGCTAATGAACCTCAATTTGACCTCACTGCAACACCAGTACCTGACGAACAGCGCCTCGATTTCTGGCCGCTGTATTTTGGCGCTATTCCGCAGTGGATAACGCTGGAACCCCGTATTTTCGGCTGGATGGAGCGCTTCTGTGATGAGTACAGCGGTGGTATCTGGTCCTTTTACACGCTCAGCAATGGCGGTGCGTTTATGGCCCCTGATGCTGACGGTGGTGATAAATGGCATCTGTTCAACAGCATGAACGGTAATGGTGCGGAAATGAGTGTGGAAGCCGCAGGTATCGCGGTCTGCCTGATTGAATACAGCCATCACGCCTGTCGTACAGAATGTGACGCAATGACCGCACACTATTATCGCTTGCGGGACTATGCCCTGCAGCATCCTGAAGCTCACTCCATTCTGCGTATCATCGACTGAACGGAGGAACAACGGATGAAACAGCTCTCCTTTTTACCCGGCGAGATGACGCCACAGGACCGGCGTCTCATTCAGCGGGCGCTCAGGATTCTGGACCGGCATCTGCATGAGCCCGGGGTAGCCTTCACCTCCACTCACGCCGTTCGGGAGTGGTTGCGACTGCATATGGCCGCACTTGAGCGGGAAGAGTTCCGGGTGCTGTATCTGGATAATCAGAACCAGCTTATCGCCCATGAGACGCTCTTTAGTGGCACGATTAACCGCACCGAGGTTCATCCCCGGGAAGTGGTCAAACGTGCACTGCACTTCAATGCGGCGGCGGTGATACTGGCGCATAACCATCCTTCCGGCGAGACGACGCCCAGCCAGGCTGACAAAGCCCTCACGCAGCGACTGACTCAGGTACTTCAACTGGTGGATATCCGTGTCCCTGACCATCTGATTGTTGGTGGCAGGCAAATCTATTCGTTCGCAGGACACGGTCTGCTGTGAGGTATTACATGAAAATTATCAGTAAACGCCGGGCAATGACGATATACCGCCAGCATCCTGAGTCCCGAATCTTTCGCTACTGCACCGGAAAATATCAGTGGCACGGTAGCGTCTGTCATTACACCGGTCAGGTGGTTCCTGACATTCCCGGTGTGCTGGCGGTATACGCCCAACGCCGCCAGGACCGCAACGGACCGTATGCCTGCCTGATGAGTATCACCCTGAACTGACAATAAAAGAGGTTATAAATGAGCAACACCACATGGGGCCTGCAGCGGGATATCACGCCGCGCCTGGGAGCCCGCCTTGTGCAGGAGGGGAACCGGCTGCATTACCTGGCTGACCGGGCCAGCATCATCGGTAAGTTCAGTGACGCCGAATGCCGGAAACTGGATGAAACTTTCCCGCACTTTATCAGCCAGATGGAATTGATGCTGATCACCGGTGAACTGAATCCCCGACATGCCCACTGCGTCAACCTGTACCACAATGGTTTCACCTGCGAAGCCGATACCCTTGGTAGTTGCGGCTACGCATACATCGCTGTTTATCCCACTCAACGCTAACTAATTCACGAGAGCAAGCATGAAAACTCTACCTGCTACAATTTCGCGGGCGGCGAAGCCCTGTCTGTCGCCCGTAGCTGTCTGGCAAATGCTACTGACACGCCTGCTGGAACAGCACTATGGCCTGACACTGAACGACACGCCGTTCAGTGATAAAACAGTTATTAAGGAACATATTGATGCCGGAATTACCCTGGCCGATGCAGTCAACTTCTTGGTAGATAAGTACGAACTGGTTCGTATCGATCGCAGAGGGTTCTACTGTCGGGAACAATCACCCTATCTTCGAGCGGTAGATATCCTGCGAGCACGACAGGCAACTGGCTTGTTACGACGAAGCCAAAGTGACCTAGGAGGCTGAATTCTACGAGCAGCATTCCCAATCTTCATCACTAATCTTTCTTCTTTATTTACTCCTTGCATAATGCGTCCGCTACTTACAGTGGACGCAATACATCATACGGACAGAACATCATGTAAACAGATAGTAGTTTTTTTCGTGCTCAGTTGAGGCATTTTACTCAACCAGCATTAGACAATGCTTATCTGATCCAGATGATGCCCATAGTACTAATGAATTTTAGTCCTCTGATAAATCGAGGATTCCAAAACAAAGTAGTAGATTGCCTTGTCATACAGTAATCAAGTAACTAAGCTGACCGGTTCAATGGCGACGATACTGCTTGTTTTGTACAATTTGTTGCGTAATGGTCTCTGATCAGATAAATATACAACTGTTTTTATATACAGGTTTAATGGCATGTTACAATATACATCTGTAGAGATTTGTGCAGGGGCAGGAGGTCAAGCTCTAGGGTTACATAACGCTGGCTTCGCTCACCGCGCACTCGTCGAGATTGATCCAGCAGCCTGCGAAACTCTTCGCCTCAACAATAACCTCCATTCTTTAGGTTGGGGAGATATCATAGAGGGTTGCGTTAAGCATTTTGCTGAACACACTGCATATAATTTTTCTGATGTTGACTTGGTTGCAGGGGGAGTGCCCTGCCCACCATTCTCAAAAGCAGGGAAGCAACTTGGCAAAGATGATGAACGTGATTTGTTTCCGACAGCGCTCAAAATTGTGAACACTATTAAGCCAAAAGCAGTAATGATTGAAAATGTTTCAGGTTTGTTAGACCCAAAGTTTAAACAATATCGGCAAGAACTAGATCATGCTTTCTCTGCAATGGGTTATAAGACCTTTTGGAAACTTCATAATGCTTCTGATTACGGAGTTCCTCAGCTTCGCCCACGTGTTCTTTTAGTCGCATTGCGTGGTGAATATGCAGCTCATTTTCATTGGCCGAGTGAAACGTTGATACCGCCGACTGTGGGTGATGCCCTCTTTGACTTAATGTCAATGGGAGGTTGGGAAGGAGCTGAAGCCTGGAGAAAGGCAGCAGATAATATAGCTCCTACACTTGTTGGCGGTTCCCATAAGCATGGGGGGCCAGATCTTGGCCCGACAAGAGCCAAAAGATCCTGGCAAGCGCTTGGAGTCAATGGACATTCCATAGCGGATAATGGCCCTGAAAAGGGGTTTATCGGGTATGTTGGAAGAGACGGAAAGGTTCGGGCTGGTTTTGAAAATATGCCTCGTTTGACTGTAAGAATGGCTGCACGAATCCAAGGTTTCCCCGACTGGTGGAAATTCTCTGGTAAAAAAACAGCTGCTTATCGTCAAGTCGGTAACGCTTTCCCCCCCCCTGTTGCCGAGGCAACAGGAAGGCAAATCCGTAAAGCACTCGAAGCTGTTGACATCATGAAAAAACAACAGTTGGCGTTACCACTCGAGTCAAATGATATTCAGAGCTTGCGTATTGCGTAGGCAACGATTTCGTCTAATGAAATCCCATTTGCATCGGCTAGCTGCTGAGCTTTTCTTAAAGCAGCTTCTGGCAGATGGAGCATTGTAGTAATCCCGAACTTTTCAGGGAATGCCCATGAGCATGTGTAACAATCATCAGTACACCCCTCACATGCTCTTCTCTTACCTACGTTGCAATTGTGGCAAAGAGCTTGCCAATTGGTTAACTCATTTCCACCACCACGTGACAAAGGTATTTTGTGATCCGCTTGTAGCCCCCTGACCCCACCTGCAACAGTTTTACCACATGTTGCACATGTATTGCTGTGGTTAGAAAATAAACCGGATCGTTGTGATTCTGTCAGGTATTCCCTTTCCATTGGTGGGGCAATCATACTTGATTTCAGCCGCCAAGCATGCCCCGAGAACTCCGCAATGTACGAGCTTTCGAGATCACAGCCTAGTTCATCTCGCAATTCTCTTGTTCGTCTATCGAAGTACTTTTGCCCTGTCAGTTCCAGTAGTTCTATTGATGAGACCCAAGGTTTAGGAAAATCAATATCATCCGAGCCCCATAATCTCTTCAGGATAGTCAACTTGACTTCACTCAATCGCTTTTTTTTAGGTAACGCTGACAAATAATTTTCGAATAATTCCATGCTATCTCTCGAAAGAAACCTTAATCTCGCAAGGGATTACACCACACATGGAAGTAGACAGGGAAGGGCTATCTTAAAATCAGCCATATAGAGCGACAATCAACAAAACGACATGTATTGGGATCAGTTTGGGAAACGGAAAATCTTGTATGTTTAGCTCGTTATTTAACCACACCAGCCCATAAGGGATTGATTTAGCGCCAGTGGCTATCGGTTTTAAATTATCGTCTTGGCAGCATCGCGTTTAGGTTATCCGGTTAGGGAAAAGCCACTCCAAATGCCATATAGCGGGGGAGTACACCCTATTGCGATAACACCACCCGTTCAAAAACGGGCATACCGTACAATAATTCTCGATCTCTAAACCGCCCCTAGGTAAGTCAGGCCTCACGTCGTGAAAGCATAGTTGCAGTAAGGTAGAATTACAGCCTAATCAGAAAGATGAAGGTGAGGAAGGATGAACATCTGCAAATGCTTCAAATGCGATACCTGCGGTACATTGATCGATTGCAGGATTGGCATGTCCAACAGAGAAGTACAACCATTTCAGTTTGCTTGCCCGGTATGTGAGGAATGTATTTCTTTCATTATTGGCCATCCGGATGGAACGTTAAAAGGGGCAGAGGACATTGTTGATTTTGATGGGCCATTTAAAGGGGAAAACCCATTTGTCGATTTGCATCTAGATTTCCCTGCCTACTTTGGCAAGTACGAAATGGGGAAAACGACATTCATACGGGTTGTCAGTGAACTTGGTGAAGACGCATATTATCATCTTGCTCAACGCCTTGAGGTATTGAATCGCCTTCTTCCGATGCAAAGAGACTTGCAGCGCATTATTACCCAGTACAAACGTGGCGACATCGATAAGTTAGATGGGATCTGCAACAAGATACCCGGGGTTACATTGCGTTCTCATAAAAAACAAGACGTATTGGCCGCGTTGTACTCAGCTACTTCAATCATGTCATCCCCTTTTACTATTCATGAGCAAAACGAAGAGCTTTCTAATGAACTACCTGGTCTTTATCAATGGCTTCACGCGCATCATCATGACAAAACTGTCGCTTATATTGATGAGATTCTGGCAAATAATTTCCTCCAAAATCTGCATCAAGACTGCCTTAGTCTTTACCCTAAAATCATCGAGTTAGATCTGCCATTTCGCGCGACGTTCTTTTATGACTACGTTAAAGAGGGGGAGTACAACCCGGTTGCTGCAAGGATTTCAACAACAGATTTTGATACCTGTAACAACTTTTATAAAGACTTAGCAGAAGTGTTTTCTAGGCAGTTGATCTTATTGGCGGGGCTTAACAATCTTCTGCATCGCGGTGATCACAATGAATTTGAACCCTCTTTGAAAGTGACGAGAAGGAATGAGCCGCGCCGGGAGGCTGTTTCATTGAATGCTTTTGCCGATGCCGACCTGGGAACCAAACTCCAGTTTATTGATAAATGCTTCTACAAGATTGATGAAACGGCAATTGATAATCGACTAAGAAACGGGATAGCCCATTACAAATATGAGTACAAGGAGTCTACTCAGGTCATCACGTATTACCCTTTCAAAGAAGGGATGAATAGAGAGAAAGCACAAGAAATTACGTTCATTGAATTCATTCGTAAGTCACTGCTTTTATTTAGAGAAGTTCACAACTTGAATCATCTGATCAAGACAACGCTTTACTACTGTGTGTTGGTATTGAAAAAGGATTTCTGATGTAGGATTGGTTAAATAACACCCTAAATGTGCTAGATTTTCCGTTTCCAAACCGCCTCCTGTATAGGCCTGTTAAGCTGCTATTCTTGCTGCCTAAGCAAGAATAGCAGCTTAACATTTCGTGCATATCACTAAAAATGTCCGACATCAATATCTGGAACATCGTTTCATCAAGATGAAAAAATCAACAAGACTGAACCAATCAGATATACGGATGTTCTATTGTTGATGTACGTTTACGAAAATTACTTACACATGCAGTTACACGAAAAAATTCATGATGCAGACAAAGAGGGGTGTTAATCGTAACTAATTGATTTAATGGTGCCGATAATAGGAGTCGAACCTACGACCTTCGCATTACGAATGCGCTGCTCTACCAACTGAGCTATATCGGCCCTGAAAGGACATGTTCACGAACGTGAATCACGGTGGACAAGGTTAAAACTAACCGGGCGATGCGTCAATGGCCTTGTGAATCAAATGGCTACTTTTGCATCACCCGATTTTATTTACGCACGAATGGTGTAATCACCAATGCCGATCCACTTGTAGGTGGTCAGTGCTTCCAGCCCCATTGGGCCGCGCGCGTGCAGTTTTTGCGTGCTTACCGCGACTTCCGCGCCCAGACCAAACTGGCCGCCGTCGGTAAAACGCGTAGAGGCGTTAACGTAAACAGCGGAGGAATCCACTTCGTTAACAAAACGCTGGGCGTTGCGCATATCGCGGGTCAGGATCGCATCGGAGTGTTGCGTGCCATGCTCGCGAATATGGGCAATGGCGTCGTCCAGATCGCTGACGATTTTAACGTTCAAATCTAATGACAGAAACTCATCGTCATACTCTTCGGCTTTAACAGCAACCACCTTCGCAGGGCCTGGCTGCAACTGTGCCATTGCGGCAGCATCTGCGTGTAATGTCACGCTGCTTTCCGCCATTTGTTTGCTTAATGCGGGCAGGAAGCTATCGGCGATGTTTTTATTCACCAGCAACGTTTCTACCGTATTACATGTGCTCGGACGCTGAGTTTTCGCGTTGACGATTACTTTCAGGGCTTCAGCGATCTCTGCACTTTCATCAACGTAAATATGGCATACGCCTATACCGCCTGTGATCACCGGGATTGTCGACTGTTCGCGGCATAGCTTATGCAGACCAGCGCCGCCGCGCGGGATCAGCATGTCGATGTATTTATCCATACGCAGCATTTCACTGACCAACGCGCGGTCAGGATTATCAATTGCCTGTACTGCACCTGCCGGTAAACCGCAGGATTTCAGGGCGTCCTGAATCACCGCCACCGTTGCAGCGTTAGTGCGGCAGGTTTCTTTGCCGCCACGCAGGATCACCGCGTTACCCGTTTTCAGGCACAGCGAAGCAACATCGACCGTCACGTTCGGGCGCGCTTCATAAATCACGCCAATCACCCCCAGCGGCACGCGACGACGCTCCAGACGCAGGCCGCTGTCCAGCATGCCGCCATCGATTACCTGCCCCACCGGATCGGCGAGGTTACACACCTGGCGCACATCATCGGCAATGCCTTTCAGCCGTGCGGGCGTCAGTGCCAGACGGTCAAGCATCGCTTCGCTAAGGCCGTTGGCACGCGCGTCAGCAACATCCTGCGCGTTAGCGTTGAGAATGATTTCGCTTTGTGCTTCCAGTTCATCGGCGATTTTTTCCAGCACGCGATTTTTTTCGCGGCTGGAGAGTTGTGCTAATTTATACGAGGCTTGCTTCGCGGCAATGCCCATTTGTTCCAGCAT